ATGGGCACGATCTATCTGTAGAAATTAAGGAATCAAGTGATCCAATGAATGCGTTACGCAATCCAGAAATGTTTATTGACGAACTACCAGTGTATGCTCGTTATCGTACGATCTTCCCAAAGGAAGCAAAGCAAGTTAAACAGTTACTTAAATATACTGCGAGTTATTATGAGATACACTAAGCCTAATGTCATCGTAAAAATAGATAAACGATTCAAATTATCCAAATATGGATATATATGCTATATTAGAATTAAAGATTACGTCACTGTGGAGATATTGAAGGAGCAATATAAATTACTATACATCATCACCAATGCTGAAATGAATACATTGTACGAAAAATCAGCATATGGATATCATATCACACAGCGTGACATGCTTTATGCATACGATGACTATGGATATTTCATCGTCTTCAAAAACGAAGAAGATGCATTTATGATGAAAATAGGATTGTAATATGAGATACACTAAGCCACATGTAGTTACAAAAATAGACAAGCGATTCAAATTATCAAAATACGGATATACCTATTTTATTAGAATCAACGATGTTGACGAAATTGAACAACTAAGATGGAAACATGGATTAAGATATATCATAATAGATAGATATATTGGCGGAACTATGACAGGTGCCGAAATGGATGTATTATACGGAGAAAATTCGGACAATAAGATAATCGTCAATGATGATATGCTGTACGCCCACGATGGGCATGGTTACATGGTCCTCTTCAAAAACAAAGAAGATGCATTTATGATACGAATGGGGCTTTAATAATCGCCCACAAAAAAACAGCCCTAAGGCTGTTTTTTATTTCTAATTTAAAATTAGGTTTTACTGGAAAGACAATGCGCCAGAGTTAACGCCGATCTTAGCCAAGTAGTCTGCTGCATTACCAAGAGATGAAGCCTGGTTATTCAACTCAACATAACCGTAACGAGTCATGAATGACACAGTAGGTTCGAATGTTGATGGATCTAGTACAGTACCAGAAGACATTAGTGGAATATATGGGCAGTAGAATGCTGCTGCGTCCATTTCGCCGTCACCCTTATATCCTACTAGGATTGGAGTAGCGTCAGAAGCGTACTGATCAACAAATACTTTCATAGTGTTGTTCAACATACCAACAAACTTAGTGTTAGTAGGTGCTTCAAAAGGACCTTCAGTTGTGCGTGCAAACGCAGAAGTAGTAGCAGATTGTAGTACAGTCAACATAGTTGGTGAAACTACAACGTAGTTACCAGCGCCACGACGAGTACGTGCTGCGATCAAGTTTGCTGCGCGGTTAATCAAAACTGCTAATGCTGCGTGTTGATCACCTACGAATGTTGCTACGCCAGAAACGTTGCCTTGGTCATATGTGTCAGTTGCAGTACCAGCAAGAGCGCGTAAAGAAGTAAGAACTTCTTGGTCGATTTCTGCTGTGATTTCTTGTGCAAGTGCTTGCATGATTTCAGCTTCAACGTCAAGACCGTGCATTGAGTTAGCATCTTGTGCTGCTTCAAAAGTCCAACGTGCTGACAACTTACGTGTCTTCGCTTCAACAGTCTGCTTCAATACTTGGATTGAAAGCTTACGACCTGCTGTTGCTTCAAGAGCAGAAGTTGCTGATGGTCCGCCAGTAGTAGCATCACCAGAATAGCCTTTAGCGATAGCGAATGGAGACAATGCTTCGTCGCCTGCTGATACGCCTGCTGCGCCTTCAGAATAACGCACACGCAATGTGTGAATTTGTCCAACAGGACCAGTCATTGGCTGAACACCAACTAATTCGTTAGCGATTACGGTAGGCATTACACGACGAATAACAGGTAAAATTACCTTATTCATAGTAGCGATGTTGCCTGCCATTGTAGAACCAGTTGCTGCTGATTCTGTTAAATAGTTCTTAGTGTTTTCAAGCACAGATTCCATTACAGATTTCTTGTTGCCTGTTAAACCGTCAGTTAGAGCGTCTTTAGTTACGTTCCAGTTTTCAAATAAATTTTGTGACATTTTAGGTATACTCCTTTTTAGCTTATACCAGCTAATTTTTTAAGGTTAATGATATCTGCATTACTTTCAGTACTTTGATCGTGTGTGCTAGTTTTATCACCTGTGACCTCGCTAGTGCGAGACTCATTAAGTTTTTGCGTAGTGCGTTTAGTCGTTGAAACAGTTTCATTCAAAACCGTACCAATGTACTTGTCATATGCTACAGTAAGTTTGCTAGTAGCAACACTTTCAAGTAGATTCGACATTAACTCACGCTTGTCCTTCGACAAGGGCTTTAATAAATCAGCCATTACAGAATTACGTTCAGCGCGTTCATTAACTCGCTTTAGTTTTTTGTTGGTTGATTCAATTAATGTTTCTTTTTCAGAAATAGTAGATGCTGATTCTGCCAAAGCAGTTTTCATATCTAATAATTCAAGGCTCAATTTTGAAACCTGTGTGCCTTCTGCTAAATGTGAACTCATAAATTCAGTTGCAAAAGTTTCAAAAATCTTGCGTCCAAACATGTTTTCTTTAGCTAACATGATATCTTCTTTAAGAGTGCTTAACTCGCCAGTCACTGTTGATTCAACAATGCTCGCTAATTTTGCGCTTGCTTTAGAGATGAATTCACGCTTCGTCTCGGCAATCATTTTCTTGCCTTCTTTTACCAATTTAACTTTCTCTGTTAACAGGTCTTGTTTGTCTTGGTGGAAATCGTTAAGTTCAGTAGTTAGTTGCTCCATTACAAAGTCTTCTAACTTTTCAAAGTTTCCTTCTTGAAGTTTACGATCATCGCGCAATTCTGTAATTTCTTTCTTTAAAGTTTCCATTACAAAAGTGTCCAGCATCTTAGCATGTTCTGCAACTTGGCTTGCATAAGCCACCTTTGCTTCTACTGCTGCTTTTTTGTCTGCTGCGAATTCGCGCAATTCCGTTGTAATTGTATCTGACATCATTGCGTCTAGTGCTTCCACCATTTGCTGCTTGTCAGTTTCATAACGTGTTGCGAACTCTTCACGAAGTTCATTAGTCAATTCTTCACGTGCTTCAGTTAACTTGGTTTCCCAAGCTTCTGTTAGTGTAGAACGAACTTCTTCTGAAAGAACTTCTGAACTTAGGAGTTGTTCAATTGCATTTGCCATTATTTTCTCCTAAAATCTAGGTTATTGATCATTTTAAGTACCTCTTCCTGGAGATACTTTTCGGCTTTTGTATCGTGATTTATAGCTTTCGCAACATCCATAATAATGTCGCTACGTCTGCCATTCATGATAGCCTCGTAGAGTGGATCTGGATATGCATCTGGAGCACTTGGATTCGCAACGATATCTACCGTTACAATTTCAAATTCCGACACATTACCATTGTCACCTACGTTACCACTACCGCGACTCGATACGCCTAATTTTACACCATTGTCCAACAAAGTTTTACATATGTTGCCCATTGGCGTTGGTAATAATTTTAGCTTGCCATAACCATCATTCCCGTTCATCCACATTTTTTCAATGATGTGTGATACTCGGTCCAAATTCACTTGTAGATCATCTGGATGGTCTGCTTCGCCCAACACTGAATATCCACCTTGAATCTTTTCTTGAACAGAATTAACTGCTCGTCTGATTTCAGAGGCTGGATATACGCGTTGATTTTGGTTGCGTGCATCACCTTGAACAAAAATACCTTCCATATACAAATCCTTACCACCTTTGCCGTTATCCACAGCTTCAGTAACAATGTTTGCTTGATCGAAAGTTAAATGTTCATTCAGTGTATTGCGCATTTTTATTGTTTCATACCGCGCTTCTCAGCACCATGACCGCGAGTTTCTGGCTTCAATGAAGCGCCTTCGCCAGGATGTGTTACACCCATGTCTTTTGCTGATTCGTCTGATAAGCCTTTCTTAGAGCCTTCAGATCCTTTTGCGCCAGTTGGAATTACTTTTCCACCCATGTCATTTTTGCCTGCAACTGGTGATGCTTTACCGTCATCTCCTGCTGGCATTTCTGAAGGATGCATTCCATCTTTACCAATCTTTGTAAGATCAGCGGCTTCTTCTAATTCTTCTGCTTCATCAGATTCGAATGCTAACTGCTCTTCGAACTCTTCTTCTGCTTCTGGCTCAATGTCAGATGCGAAATCATCGGCTGGAAGTTCGTCAGATAAACCTGCTTCTTCTTCATCACCTAGATCATCGCCCATCAACTGTGCGAATTCTGCTTTTAAATCAGCAAGTGCATCTTCAACGCTTAACATTGCGTCTTCAATTCCTGCTTCTGATTCTGGCTCCATGTCGCCTTCAGCGTCCATGTCCATATCCATTTCATCGTCAGATGCTAGTTCGAATTCTGCTTCACCTTCAGCATCAAATTCTTCTTCTTCACCTTCGTCTTCCATTGCATACTCTTCTTCTGCTGCAATTTCTTCTTCGAATGAATCAACATCTTCGTCGAAATAAGATTCTTCAATCTCTTCTTCTGAAATGTCATCTTCGACGATTTCATCTTGCTCCACAAGACCTGACCAGATCTCACGAGCTTTGTCTACAAAAGCTTCATGTAACAAATCAGATGCAACTTCACCTTCTCCGTTTACTAGGCTCTCAATGATCTTTGAATAACGATCTTGTACGCTCATTTTATATTCTCCGTTTAATAAAATTTTATTTTATAAATCTATTTATTTAATCCCGTAGGCTACTAGGGAACTAATTTATTACATTAGTATTTAATACTTTTTGCCTATAACTAGCCAATAACGCGTTTAAAATCGCGTTTTTATAAAAATAATACATTATAATACAATCTATTACTTTTATTTATCAACTTTTATTTACTCTGATGGCTTACCATACATTGCTGTATTAACAGACTGCTCATCTTCATATTCTGCTTTAGCCAATTCGCGCTTATTACGAATCTTATTTAAATGCTTCAAAGTCAGACGTGGGCGACGAGTATCGTCAATATCCCACTTGTCTTCATCATTTCTTTCATCAATTGCTAATTCATTAAATCTCATTACCTATCTCCCCTTCGCCATCCATGTCTGGTGTTACTTCGTCGAAGTCACCATCGTCAAACTCTTCATCGTCTAATTCTGTTGCTTCAAATCCATCAACATCACCAGCACGCAATCCTATAGAACCTAAGTCACTACCTGGATCACTAGATTCACCACCTTCGTTATTTTCCTTGCGCCATAACATTTCATTTTCTGTAATCTCTGACTCACTAAGCCCAAGATATTTCTTCAGAAGGAACTGTCTGCTCAAATAATCAACACCCTCTAGATTGCCAAACACTGCTGCTCTTGCTGAATCTAATTCAATCTCTCTGTACTTACTGAAACTCTGTGGCTCTACGAATTTTAAATCAAACAAACTACTAGTAACATCAATTCCACGGAACTTCAAAAACATTTTAAATTCATTATCTAATGCAGGACCTAGCAATAACTGAATACGTTCGCAATACTTACTAAAGCGATATTCTTGTATCAATGCAGTTCCTAAACGACCATCGTTATATGTCGCTGTTCCATCTTCAGAACCAGTTGGCATATACGAACTCGGTATACGTAAACCTCTCAATAACTTATTATTGAAGTATTTTAGATCATCAATCTCGCCTAAATTATCACCGCCGGGCAGTACTTCTACCTTAGAACCACGCCCTTCTGCTGTTTGAGCAAAGAAATAATCTTCCATGATTGATAATGGATTGTATGCAGCATCTACTACACTGCTACCACCACCAGTTTTATTAGGAATTCTAGTCTGATGAACTTCATTTTTAACGCGTTCAACGAATCCCATAGCCTTATGTGCTGGCATATTACCAACATCGATATAGAATACTCGACGTTCTGGTGCACGTTGCACACGGTAAATGATGATTGAATCTTCTAGTAATTCTTTTTGCTTATATACTTTAAATACTGATTCAAGTATACTTTGACCAAAGGGCCAACTAGCAGTCATACCGTCAGTCATTGAAATATGAACAACATGTGAACTGTCAACCGCATATTCTTCATTAGAATTTCCTGACATTTGATTGCTAGATAATCCAGAGTTACTAGTCGTATTAGTAAATCCTGGAGAACTATGCATGTCCATATTTTGAGTATTTCTTGTATCAGTTAATACCATATCATGCAAATTTAAGTTGATATTGCGCATGATGTATTGATCAATTTCTTTACCATTTGATTCATTTACAACAGCCTTAGTAACATCTTCTGGTGAAACCCAAAATAGTTTAAACGTCTCAGGATCTCTTACAAAGAAATGATCTCCATATTTAATCGCTGCGCGTATAATATTGAATGCTCTACGCTCAAAATCATTTATGTTACACCATTGCTTTAATGCAGTGGATAACGCAGAAACTTCTGCATCAGTTGCTTCTGATTTATAAAATATTTCAAACGGCAATTTAGTTTCAGGACTTGTCTGTGTACTAAATTCTGCAATAGTATCCAATGCACCGTTAATTTCAGAATCTTGATCCATCTGATCATATTGCGTATAGCGTTCTGTACGATTCGGCATACCAGAATATACTTCTGGTAGCCAACTTTGCCATCTAGATTGCTTGGTCTGTTGACCCGCTTGATTCATGTCGTGCTTCTGAAAATGCTTCTTCCAACTCATAGTAATTTACCTTTTAATTTCATTATGATAGTATTTATGCTTTTAAATTATGCCGTTTTATTAGTATTATCAACTGCTCGTTTATAGTCATTAGATCTCTGTATGCTCTTCATAGCGGATTTCATCTGGTTGAGAACCGCTACAGTTTGCTGTTTTGTTTTTATAATCTCTTCTATATGCTGCGACATCTTATTATCCCCAATATTAACAGGATCTTGCATCATTTTTGTTTTATTCGTATCTGTCATTCTGCCATTCTCATTTGGTGTATCCAATCTTGTACTTTTACTTGTACCTGTACCTGTATTATTGGCAGTGGGTTCTGGCATATTTCCTTCTGTCATTGGTGTTATTGAGTGCTTTTTTCTAAACGCCTTCAACTCATCTGTGTTGCCTGATTGCTCTAGTCTAGACTCCATAAGTCTAATCTGGTAATCTTTAAATGTTTCATCGTCTTTCTTGTAAAGCAAGTTAGTCTCTGGTTCATTTGATCTGTTTAATAAGTTTTTCATAGACTCTGTTCCAGATTTCAATCCATTTGCAAGTTTTTCTGCCATATTAGATGCTTCATCTAAGTTATAAACAAACGCATCTTGAATTATCATGAATGTTTTTTTCATATTGTTCATCGCGACTGTCATTGCACCAGATGTGACTGATTTCTCTTCTATTTCTTTAAGATATGTGGCGTACTCACTTTTGCTCATACCAATCAATTTTTTCATTTGTTTGTCTACCATAACACCACCAGCTTTCAACTGTTGAATGATATGCTGAACCGAACCAACTACTACATTACTTGACCCTACTTCTGCATCACGCATCTTTGCCATCTCTTTAACGAGCATCTTATTTGCGCCATCTATATCGCCAGACCTAAACACCTCATTGACTCTATCAGTGAATCCATTATTTGCAGCATCGAGTGCTGTAGCCAAATCTGGTCCCAATGCAACTGCCATATCAAAATCTGCTGGGGTGTCTGCCACTCTAAAGATATAATCATTAAATCTATCAGATATATCTTTTCCGACAGGACCCATAGAACTTTCAAGTAGTGCAAATTGTGATATGAACGATCGTGCTACTTCTGCGTGTCCGCCTCCCGCTTTATCCATTGTTGCCAATGCTGCTGCAACTTGTGGTTGCGATAATGAGGCTAAGCGTTTCTGTAATATTTCTGATCTATTCTCACCTGTCAAACTTGCTAATGCGGTTGTTTCAATCATCAAATTATGAAATCCTAATTCAACACTATCTTGAGTGCTTAATAATGCCATATCTTTAGATAATGTCATACGCTGTATGTTTACATAATCAGCTAAAACTTCTGCCATTTCTGCCGATCTTAAACCGTAGTCACCAAATTTATCACCTGTCTCATTGACCGACTTGAACATTGATGTAAATGCAGTCGTACCACTTGATACCCCATTGCCCAATGACTGAAATGCAACGCCATTTTGACTAACTAGTTTGGTTAATTCAGTATATGTTAGACCTGATGCTATCGCTGATTGCTTCAATGTTTCATATGGAGATGTATCGCCAAACATGATTGCACCAGAATTTATCATAGTCTCTTGTGCTTTTGCAAATTGTTCTATTTGTCCGACTTGAAAGCCTGCCCATGCTAATGCTGTACCGGCAAGTGCACCAACTCCAATGCCTGCGGTTTTTAATAACTTCCCTGCCTTAGAGTTTGCATCAATGTCCTTTGTCATTCCCTTTGCACTACCAGAAATAGCCCCAACCATATCGCCAAGCATATCTACCATTGAAGTAAGTGGTGCATCAGTATTACTAAATTTGTCAACCGCATTTTTAGTTGATTTTGCTGCACCAACTAGTTTTTTGTCTAGAGATTCTTTCTTTGCTATCGATACTTCTTCATTACTTGAAGCATATTCCTTTGCAATTCCTTGAATATCATCGGATAACTGTGCTGTATTTACCGTACCTGTCTTTATATGCTTTGCTATTACACTTGACATAAGATTAGATGTACCAGTTAATTCTGCTATTTTACTGAGTGTTTCTTCACTAGCCCATTTAGGTATTTGTATTGATATTCCTTCAACTTCGATAGTGTGTGTTTTATCCGCCATTCATATTCTCCGTTACTGCCGTCTTTTCTATTACTTCGGTTATTTCTTTAATTTTTTTACCAATCATACTATCTAATTGGTGCATATTGTTAAACTTCATACCAACTACATTTAACTCATCTACATATACTTTTTTACTACCTATAGGTGAATTAGGATCTTTTATATTAGCATACCATCTACCATTAGGTCGTTGAATTGGAACAGGTCCGCCACCTTCTGCAAATTGTCCGGGACTAAAATTCTTGTTTAAAATATTATATGCATTAGTATATGCATTAGCATATGCTGCTTTCTGTTTTAGTGTTTGTGCTTTCTTATATGCGTCATATGCCTCTTTTACATTATCTGACATATCATCATAATTCTCGTCTGTTACTACACTTCCAGCGCCGCCATTTGACATCATCTTCTGAGACATATTGGCGCCTGGATTGGTAACTTCGGGTTCTATTGGCTTATCTTCTGTCTTTATCAATCCGATAAATTCAAATGCAGATTGCACTAATCCTAAAGCACCTGAAAAGCCTTTAACGGCAGTTGCACCAAGTGCATAACCTGGAGTTAATTCGTTCACAACTGTTCTAAATCCAACTCTTGCTGCATCTATTGCATCTATTGAACTATCTGCTTGCTCGGTTAATGATTTGACACTCTCTAATCCAGCGTCTAATTGATCTACTGTCAAATCCATAAATGCTTCTGGTGCTATACGCGCTTGTGCTATTAAATCGTTTGATTGTTGCACTATCGGGTCATCTCCATATCTAGGACTCGCCATTGATATTGATGTTGTTAATTCTTTTACTTTCATAACCAATTCTGGTTGTGATAATTTTCCTGTTCCCGCTTGTTCCATTATATCTTTGAATTGAGTAGACACCTCTGGTCCCAGTGTACTCAACATATTAATCATATCAGTCGGCATGTTATTTAAAACAGATGCGTCTATATTAATATCTTTCAACATATTGTTAAACACTTGCTCAGTTTGTTCCCCAAACTGCGGACCCAATACTGTACTGAATAACATCTTTATATTTGCACCAGTATTTTTAACATTCTCTGCTGCATTTTCACCATATGTCTTTGCTAGATATTCGCCATTCATTGACATTGCTGTCATGAAATCTATGTTTGTCATCGCTTCGCTTCTCATCGCTAATAACGCACTTCGTTGACTACCAAATTTTTCTGCAAGGAAAGTGGTCATCGCACTACTTGACTCGAAATTCTTTCTTATTTTATCTTTCGTCAATTGACCAAATTGTTCCAATTCACCTGACATATACATTAAATTGGCTTCTTCTAACAATCTTGTAGTCATTTGCTCAACGCCATAACCAAAATCGCCCATTGTCTTTGATGTTTCAGATTCTACTTTTCCAGAAAAATCTATAAATTGCTTCGTAGTATTCATCAAACCGTCTGGCAGATTTGCAAGCATGGCTTTGTTTCCATTCATGACCTTTGTCATTTCTTGCATACTCATACCAACGCCTGCCAATGATCCTCTCATTTCAGTATATTGCGACATATCACCAACAACACCACCATAATCAATTACCTGTCTTAATCCTTTTTCTTGCTCCGACATAAGTTTTGCATATATTGCCGCTACACCGACTGCCGCTACACCAACCCCCACAGCCCCATCAACCACCCATGACACTGCTGCGGCTTTAGGACCTAGAAACTGTGTAAAAGAGGTAATACCACCAACGGTAGCAGAAATAGCCCCAACGCTCATCTTCAATAGTTCTGCGGTTGCTTCTAATGGGTCGGTATCTCGCGACACGACAGAGAACATGTTTTTAGTTCCATCTTCCATCTTTGTAATTAATTTGTTAGTTTTCTTAAATAATTCCTCAGCGTCTTCAAACTCTTTTTTAACAGAATCATAATCAAACTCAACACCTGTCAATGATTGAAATACTTTCTTTAATTTGGCATTCTCGGTGCGTGTGTTAGAGGCAATCTTCCCCAATGTGTCTTCACTTGCCCAAGGATAATCATTGTGAATCTTCCTGATGTCGTCTTCTATTGCCATAATTAAGTACCTATTTAATGAGGATAAATATAGATACACACCTATATTATCACTTTACTTACTATTTATATGGAGCAGAAAAAATGAGTAACAATCCTTTATTGAAAGCGTATAAAATACCATCAATGTACATAAGTCTACCTTCTGGTGGACAATACTATACCGAAAAGCCTAAATTAAGTGCTGACGGTGAATTGGCAATCTACCCAATGACAGCAAGAGATGAAATAATCTCAAAGACACCAGATGCGTTATTTAACGGAGAAGCAACGATTGCGTTACTTTCCTCGTGTTGTCCAGATATCACTGATCCTAAGTCAACGCCTGTTAATGATTTAATGGTTCTTCTACTTGCAATACGCAAAGCAAGTTATGGGGATGGAATAGATATCGATATTAAATGTCCGTCTTGTGGCGAACTTAATATGCTTGAAATGGATATTAACAGAATTCTAGGATCTGTTAAGGCGATAGATGTATCAAATAATTTGATTCTGCAAGATAAATTCAATGTTAAATTGAAACCATATAATGTGAATGATAGAACATTAATTCAGATACAGCAAATTCAACAAGAGAGAATGATACAAGAACTCGCTAATACTGAATTATCTGATGCTGAAAGAAATGAAAAATTTGGAAAAACATTTGTAGAAATATCAACACTGACAATTGATCTTATGGTTAATTGTATCGTATCTGTTACCTACGATGATAATGAAATAACTGATATAGAAACTATTCGTGAATGGTTGCACAATATTTCAAAAAGCGATTATAAAGATATGAAAGATCATATTGAAAAGATATCCGATAACGGTATCGATACCAAATTTAAAGCAGTATGTCAATCGTGTTCGCATGAATGGGAATCTGAGGTAGAACTCGATATGTCAAATTTTTTCGCAGGCTGATAGCAACAAGTCAGCCGCACGAAATTCCTGATATACTTGACAGATACCAAGATGATCTAACTAAGTTAAATTCAAATCATATGGATATTCTTATCATGTCACATGGTGCAATGACATACGAATCATTGATGACAATGCCAGTGCCCATGATAGACTTGTTCATCAAACGATACAACGAGAGGAATAGTGAATCTTAATCGTTCACTATTTCGTCGTAATACTCTTGTGTCCATGAATCATAGTAGTTCGTTTTAATAAGTTTTTTACGACGATCTTCTATGTCTTCTTTTATCTGTACAATAATAATACGAGTAAAGTTCTTAACGAATAATCCACTCAATTCAGTACTTACAAAATAATGATGTTCTGGATATAACGCACGCATTTCCGATGTGATGCTATCTAGTACATCTATATCACAATCATCTCCCATCCAACAAACAGCCATTTTAAACTGACTCTTATCAAATGTCTCTAATGCAGACTTTGAATAACTCAAATCTCTACCATCCATGAATTGAATTTCGCCATTGACTCTTGCTTTACGAGCATAAGGACAAACAGGCCAACCATCGCCTTTATCTTGTTCAATCACATCCATAGTAAACTTAATAAAATCATTCTTAAATGATTCAAACTCTATTGCTTTTGGTGATCTTTCTTTTAGTGACATTGTACTCATAGAACTCCTTAATTATATATATATTTATATGAACAACATATCTTGGTTCAAGGAACAACATAATAATGTAATCACATAAACATTGCTTCGCAATGAACAACTTCAAAAAATATCTCATTCGTTACACTCATTCGTATTTTTCTTATTGTTATACTCTTTAATCTAATTGTTTCTAACTGTTATTACTATATATCAATGATTGGGCTATTCTATAACTACTATCTATTTTTCCAGGATCTTGATCCACACTTCGCTTATGCAGCGAAAGTGAAAAATTTGTTAAATGAACAGAAAGTTTTTTCCTATCACCCAATCACACTTCGATATAACAAACCCAATTTTACACTTGGGGGAGGCGGTTACGCGGTACCTCTTATTACATGCTGCTTCAAGCAACGCAAGAACATCAATTTCCATATCGTCGGATTTTGACTACTCGTAGGTTTCAATAGTTCAGAAGAGCCTACTCTTTTCGGTTGGTCAGACCAGTGCAATGACCAAAAGAAACACGTGGAAGTCCATCGACATCGCCCCAAAGGCGGCAGATTCATCACGGATACGGTAACAGTATCATCCATCTAAGTTTTATAGGGTTCTGAGGGGGTTTGCCAATGCGAGGTGATTAAGTTTTTAGTTTAAGTGCTGAGGACAGCGAAGTGATTGAGTTTTTTAGTTTAGAGGTTTGTTTAAGTTTTTAGTTTAAGTGTGTTTGTTTAAGTTTTTAGTTTAAGTGTGTTTGTTTATGTAATAATTATACATGATTCTCAGTGATTGTCAAGTATAATTTTATAAGCCCGAGGATTTAGTTTCTTGTAGGTATTCTTTAAGAACTTTTGATCCGCCTACTCTAACGTTAATGATTCCATTGTAGTAATCATCTGTTTCAAGTACTCTGCGTTCAAACTGTTCGCGTGCTTCTAGGTAACTTGCAATGCCCCTTGTAGGACACATATGAATAATTTCTCTTGTGAAACTATCTTTACCTAGTGCTTCAACGTCTGCATTAAGTCTATCACTAGAGCCGAAATATTCTCTCCAGTCACTTTCTTTAGTGCCACGTCTCTTATTCTTTTTTCCCTTTAGTGGTGGTTTAGTAGTTTTAAACTTTGCTAATTTTTTACCTATATATAACATACCACTAACAGTATTTGTTATCAGATACACAAATGCTTCACACCCATCCGGCAATGCTTCTATAACATTACCTTCGTATGTCCAGTCATATGTAATTTTATTTTTTTCCACTAACGGCTCTTATTAATTTTTGTAGAATATCAGCACCAATACTTTGGGTGATTTCCTCGCTCTGTAGGTTTGATTTATAAACCCATAAAGTATTATCCTCATCTCCAGCCAGATCAACATCGAACTGACTTGGATGAGTGGCATTGCCTGTTATTACAGGTTGTTTATCAATGCCAATCTTTTTTTTAGGTTTTGGTATATTATGTATCAATTACTTCCATCTCTGTGTTAAATGTAGTGAATCCGTTCTCTTTCGTAACTTGTAATACACTATTAACACGACCAATCAATTCATCTCTGTGAGAGATAAGTAGAATATCTTTATTACGTTCACGCTCCATTTTCTTTAAAGCAGTTAACGCACTTTCAACACCTACACTATCCATTCCTGAATCAATCAATTCGTCAATACACATTAAGTTGATAGCAGAATTCATACTCTCGTATACATCTCTAAATGCCCAACTCAATCCTAGAATTAAACGATTGCGTTCACCCCTAGATAAATTGTCAAAATCTAAATCTTGTCCTAATTGTACAATACTCACAGACAAGTCACTCTGAAATTTAACTTCATGTGGTAGTCCTAGTTGTGTAATATAATGATCTAGACGAACATTAAGGAACTGTAGATTTTGTTCAATGATACGCTTACGAATAAACGAGTCTTTGTTTGTTAATAGTTTTAATAAAAAATCCTGATGATCTTTGATATCGGTTAAACGATTAAGTTCTTCCCAATCAACTGTTTGTAACCCAGTATCTTTTAATGTATCAATTTGTTCTTGATACGGATCTGATTCCGTTGTCTTCCGTTCAATAGATGCGATGGTATTAGACAACTTATTCTGATGTTCATATGCTTCTTGTGCGGTATTATAAAACAATTTAGGTGCAACGCCTAAATCACCTATGTTATTTAGTTCATTGGTATATGCTTCAATAGTAGCAACATCTATCTCTATCTGTTCTTTATATTCAGCAACCGCCAATGTTTTAGTTTCAAGAATCTGTTCATGTTTTTCATCATGAATCTCTTGTCCACATGCGTAACATTTGTGTTCCATTGATGCATCTAAATCTTCAACTGCTTTGATGAGGCGTTTATTTTCACGCTCAACTGTAGTTGTTAATTTAGCAATATCCTTGGTGTAAGCATTAAATTTATTTTTTCTTGCTGTGTATGCTTCAAATGCAATGTGTGCTTCCAATTCAATTTCTACATCGATCTCGTATAGCGCCATTAAATCTGACTCAAGATCTGTAATAGATTCTTCATTGGTTCTATGCCATAGACGTTGTCTACGTTCTAAATCTTTGATACTTGCATTAAATCTCTCATTCGCATCTTCAACTGCGCGAACACGATAATTTTCTTCTTGTATTTTATCTTTACCTGTTCTGATAAGTTCTTTAAGTAATTCTGCTTTATCAGATAATTGAGTAATACCTAACAGTTGTTCGATTAACTCGCGCTGATCATTGGCACGCATACTCAAGAATGGTTCAGTGTATGTATTTAGGGCGATAATATGCTTGAACATTGTGTGAGTCATACCAATGACTTTTTCAATAGCAACTTGTGTCAAGCGACCTTCGCCTTGACCTTCGTCTGTCATGTCACTATTATCTACTTCATTTACGTAGAATTTAAAAACATTAGGACTACGTCCACGTTCAATGCGATATTGCGCACCGTTCTTTTCAAAATCAACTGTAACAGTCATGTGTTTGTTGTTGATCTTATTGATAAGATTTGATTTTTTAATATTAAATAATGCACTACCAAATAGTGCATATGAGATTGCGTTAATAAGAGTAGTTTTGCCTACTCCATTACGAGAACCATCACCACCCATATCAACATTATTGCCGAGTACTAGAGTTAGTCCAGTTTCATTTATGGTAACGGCTTGAGTGACGTTACCAACAGAAAGAAAGTTTTTAATAGTTACATTTTTAATAGTTAGCATAGTTTATATGTGTAAGTCGTTATAAATTGAAATTAAAGTTTCGTTACGAATAGAATTAGATGTAATTGCACCAAGTTGAGTAAGAACAATTTGGTCAACATTTTCTACTGATATATCTCCATCCGTATCCCAGTCTTCGCCAGATACATTGTCCTTCTTAGACGGCATTAGCGATATTTCACGTAAATCATAATCGGCAGCAAATGTTTCTTTAATATAATTTGCTTCTTCATATGAAATATTGATATCTAATATTATACGACAATGTGTGTTATTTGTCAATATACTACCAGCATCATCTAATAGTTGACTCAAGTTTGCTACGCGATACTTAGGTGCATCTTTCCATGTTTTAAAGTCGTATGTGCCATCCCAGTTTAGGAAAGTGATACCACGATCATCATCCCATGCATCTGAATAGTTATGTGGGAAACAGTTTCCTGGATAGATGATATTACCTTTTTCCTGACGTTTATGGAAATGACCAGAAAATACTTTATCTGCTTTAGATAAGTCTGATGCTTTTAATCCACCGTGATCGGGCATTTTAATCATAGCATTCAGGTAAAAGTCTGGTAATTCAAAGTGACCGAAAATAAACTTAGACTTTAATTCCTTCAACTTCTTCCATTCATCATCAACTAACCATGGGACAAATGCAACACCATCTTCTTCAAAGATTTCATCATTGATGATGTTGATGTTAGGATATTTATTTGCAAATGGTAGTGAGTTGATATCTCGTTTTTCACGATAATACAGATCATGATTTCCCATGATCATATGTACTTCGTCGAAATTATCATTCAGTATCTGTAACGCATCAACTGTGTAATTTAAAGTACCCACATTGATAGTCGCTCTGTGATGATGCCAGTCACCCAAGAAGAAACATTTTTTAATGTTCCTACTATGGGCTTCTTCTATCATCCATTTAATAAAGTTAAGACAATCATTGTTATGCATCTTGGAATTATTTTTAAGTCCAAAATGTATATCTGTGAAAATTACTGCTTCATCAAAAAATTTACTCATTTATAATTCGTCCTTTCCAGTCATTCTGTGATTTCTTCTTCTGATATTACCCGTAATTCTTCGACATCGTCAGTTTCCTCAGCAGGGATATATTTGGTTTTCTGTACTTCCCATTCTGCGTTGAAGATACGAGTGTTACTTGGTTCTAGACCTTCTTCTTCTAATAAATCATCACGAATGTTTTGATTGCGTTTTTCTAGATTCAATACACGAGTGAACGAGTTATTGATTACAGTAGTGAAGTATGCAAATGGATTCTGTGATTTAAGTTCATTGAACTGTAAACCGATCATTGTCAATTGTAAAATTGCTTGACCACGCATTTCATCTACATATGTGTATCCACGCCAGTTACCGCGCATAGAGTATCGTTCACATAATTTCATATACATCATCGCTAAGCGTTCAGTTGTGTGACCACATGTAACACTAAATTTACCTGTGTCTAATTCACCGTCCCAATGAGAACGAGCGACTTCAGTCCATTCATCATTAACCATAGCAAGATGCTTATATGCTGGAAAATTACAGCGAGAATGATGATCTGCTACTGTTTTAGGTGTCTTCTTACGTGCTTCTAATGGAATATGATCATAGCCCATAACGCGGAATACTATATCAGTAGTCTTGATAGAATCAATACTCACTGCGAACTCGGCTGCTTTAGGTTTAGTTTTCTTGGTTAATTCACCATTATTCCATCGAACCACTTCTGCTTCGTGTGCAATCTTTTGTAACCTAGATGCTTGTGCATCTTTTGCAAGCAGAATAGTTTCTTCATTGATTTCATCGAAGTCTTCTACGATGTGGTCAAATAGGAAATATTGCTCGTCTGCTAACCAGCAGAAAGTCATTTTAGATTTATGTATTTCTTTAAGTATTTCTTTGTTCTTTAAGTAATGTGTAGAGGGATCTCTTGCCATTAGGTTTATTGCTCCGTTTAATATTAGTACAATTATATATCAGTTTGATCAGTTTGTCAAGTCTTATTCGTTATTACAGTGAAATCATTAAGTACATAGTTTATCTTGGGCTAAATACATGATAAGTAGGAGATTATTAAGATGCGTATATCAGACATCATTACAGAAAGTATAGCAAAGCAAGTCACTGTGTTTTATGGCGGACGTTTCCAGCCAATGCACTCAGGGCACTTTGCGTTGTATAAAAAATTAGTTAACAAGTTTGGTGCAGATAATGTATTTATCGCTACTACATTTGGCAAGAAACAGCAATCAATGCATATGGCAGATGATTTCTCGACTGATCCATTCACCTTTGAAGAAAAGGCATCGATCATGTCTAAGATGTTTGGTGTACCAGCAAATCATATTGTTAATACACAACCATATCGTCCAGATGTTTCATTGGTAGGCAGAGACAAGAGTAACACAGCAACCGTATTAGTGTTCAGCGAAAAAGATGCTGGGCGACTAAAGCCGGGTGGTGTATTGGCTCCAATGCCAGATGATATGAACAATTTACAGACAGAAGATGAAAATCGTGTATATTATATCACAATGCCAACCGAGCAAGGTGGTATGAGTGCGAGCGATTTCAGAGAAGTTATGCGCAGTGAAGCAGAGTTTGAAGAGAAGAAACAGACATTCACCAAATTCTTTGGTAAATTTGATCAAGAGATTTTTGACTTCATCGAAGGTAGATTACGATAATGGCTGGTATTCCAAGTAAAAATAAACCAAAATTAGTATTGCGTGATGCAAATGCACAATGGGCAAAAAACTTATTCAAGACAGGTATCTTGAAGGAATTAGCAGATGTCAATGGCATCATATTTCCGTACACACCTGCTATGATGCAAGCAGCATTCTCAGCCAATTATGGTACATATGATACAACGCATAGTGTGTATCAGCAACAATACTATGTGAATACGCCAAATCCTACTATTAGTATACAGGCATATTTTGTGTCAAATACAATAGCAGAAGCAAAGTACAACATTGCATGTTTGCATTTTTTAAAAGCAATGACAAAAATGGATTATGGAACAACATCAAATACTGCTGGCGCACCACCGCCAATTTTGCACTTTAGTGCATACGGAGAATACAATTATAATAATGTTCCTGTGGTAGTATCTGGCGTTGATTACACATTTGCAGACGCAGAAGATTTGATAACAGTTGAAGTACCAGTTGGTACGTCATCTGACACATCACCAGTATCAATACCGACAAGTTTTGCAGTATCTATCACAATGATGATGCAGCAAAATCCAGCAAAGGTAAGTAACGAATTCTCATTTGCTAATTATGCAAGTGGTAGTACATTAAGAAATGGAATGATATAATATGGCAGTACAATATGATACAGACAGTGTATACAAGAATACAGAAATTGTAGACAATAAATATCTTGACGTAATGGAATCTATCATCAGTGATATATCAGTATATGATGTATATTCATTAACTCTGGAATCAAAGTACAACGAGCGACCCGATCTGTTGGCGTATGATTTATTTTCAAATGCCAACTTGTGGTGGGTATTCGCAGAATTCAATCAAGACATCTTAAAAGATCCGATCATTGATTTTAAGTCTGGACTAACTATACAAGTCCCAAGAGATTTTATATAAGGTAAATGCATGTCTACAAGTAGAATAGATGTAACACCTAACTGGTGTTCAACAGTTGATAGTCCAACATACAAACTTACATGGTACATTGTTAATAGAGATGTATTTAATAATCCGCGACTATTAGATCACAATAACGCAGTCATCACCAAAAAGGCTGTGATTATCGCTGCATCTGGAGAAACATCAGAATACTCAATAGAAAATTTAGTACTACAGTCTAGGATTTCTCCCGGATCTGATACTGGTAATACAACAACTGGTGCATTTCAATTTGATATATATGAGCCAGGTGGATTTCAATTATTAAATAGAATATTGCAACTCAGTCATTCATTCGGGTTTTCGACTATGCAAACTGCGACATATGTATTAAAAGTTGAATTCATTGGTAGAAAGGTATCAAATTCTGCACCAGAAAGATTTCCTGGCGTATTCTATTATCCAATGTTGATGTCAACCATCAATGCAAGTGCTGGTCCAGAAGGTTCACAATATAACATTGTGGGAGCAAATCAACATAAGATAGCAGTGGCGAGTTCAAAAATCGTAACTGATATTAAGTTGTCAGGAATTACCACTGTCAAATCATTTGTAGATAAACTGAAAATAGAGTTGAATGAGCATGAGCAGAATATACGAAAAACACAAATCACTGACGGTAGTGTTCTAAATGCAAAACAATGGGAAATTAAACTAGATCCTAAGTTTGAAGAGAAGTATATCAATTCTTCCATGAAATCAGATATTACTGGAACTGGGCACCCCACCGATTTAAATCCTGAAGCAGTGGTGTATATGATATTCAAGAATAAAAATATAGTAGAGTATATTACTGAAATGTTGACTAAGCGAGTACCAGATTTTTATAATACATTTAGTCAAAATGAAGCCAAAAATAAAAATACACAAAATAAAATATCACATGCATCAAGTCAACGAAGAGATCAAGGCGATACGGGTAAATCAAAACCTAATCTTGATATGTATGTAAATGACTTCATAAAAGTAACACCAACAATAGCATACAAAGACGTAAAGGATTTGTATACAAATTCAGACCAAGAAATAATTACATTGACAATTAGTTTACATACAGCGCATACTAATCCTAGTCCAGATCCAAGCAGTCAACAGAGTGCTACTATTAATGCATCATACCAATCTAGAAGACTTGAGTTATTGCCTATCTACAAGTCTTATAATTTTTTATTCGCTGGCAATAATTCAGAGGTATTAGACTTCAATTTAAATTTCAATCAGATGTTTTATTTAACTCGTGACCCATCTGATGGTGTTGCATATACTAAAATCTCAGGCGACATGGGTCGTGGAGAAGCAACTAGGGTAAAATCAAAAGTGCCCACGTATCTAAGTGAGTTATCGGTAAACAATTCATCACCGATTACACAACTTGAAAATATTGCATATACTGTAACAACAACAGATTCAAAAGATCAGAAGAATAGTGATGAACCAAATTCAGTAACCGCAGCAGATCAGGCAGAAATAAATGCAGCAAGTCATGATTACATTATGTTTGATATGACTATCAAAGGTGATCCGTATTGGTTGGGAACACCTGGATCGTATGTTAAGGCAACAACCTACAAAACGCTTATTGAAAATTTAGACGAAGATTCATTGATTGTATTCATTAATTATCTACCAGACAATGGAAAGACTGGCGGTGCACGTAGACTTGATATTGCATCAAGTGGTGTATATAAAATATTAGAAGTAGAGAGCAAATTTCAATTAGGTAAGTTTACACAATCGTTGAAAGGTATGCGCGATAGAAATTCGTCTACTGATTTAATTCAACAAAAATTAAAAAAAATAGGATCACAGAATGGGAATTAATATTAAGACAGTACGGGGCAAAGATTTCCCTGCTGGACAATATGTAGGCATTGTTACTGATAATACCGATAGTATGTACACTGGTCGCGTATCAGTACGATTCGGTGAATTTGGTTCGCTAGCAGATAGTGAAGTAGATCATATTTGTTTATTGTGTACTCCGTATGGAGGCGTTACAGGTACAACAGCAGCAGATGTAACTGATGATGAAAAGGCATATGGTAAAGATGGCACGAGTGAAAACGGTACACCAAAAAGTTATGGTATGTGGCCACAACCGCCTGCTGTTGGAACATCTGTGCTAGTTGCATTTGTTGAATTATTAGAACAAGGCATAATTGTTGGGTCACTGATGTCGCGTAGTAGAAACCACATGATGGGTGGTCGTGCAAGCGCAGAATCACAAGATGGTACTATTCAGCCAGTTGGTGAAAAGAATCCAACTGATACTGACGATGAAGTAAAGAAGCCCGTTGATCCTATTGCGAAGGCATGGTTGGAGAAACAAGGACTACAAGATGATTACTCCCGTGGTCATAGTATGTCTAGTGCACGACGAGAATCCCCAAGTAACGTATTTGGGATAACCACATTAAATGGCCATGTATTCACAATGGATGACGGCGATTCAGACGGAGACAGTAAAAACATTAGATTGCGAACTAGACAAGGCGCACAGATATTATTAGACGATACGAATAAATTTGTATACATTACAAATCATGATGGCACTGCTTGGATAGAACTAGACGAATCTGGCAACATAGATATGTATAGTAAAGCAAGCGTGAATATACATGCAGCAGAAGATTTAAATTTACATGCTGGTGGTAACATCAACATGGAAGCAAAGAAAAATATCAATATGAAAAGTGGAACTGATGTGATAGTACAAGCATTGAATGATATTCATAACAAAGCAGGTGGAAATCGTGTAGATACTGCTAGCATGGTTTATATGAATAGTTCAGTGAGTGCATTGTCGCCGACCGTTAACCAATTAGATACTAACGAAACAGTTACAGAAAGTGTGTCTGCGAGAGTACCAGAGCATCATCCGTGGAAAGGTGCGAGTAAGATACAAGAAACAATCAAGACAGCGAAAGGCAAAACATAATGGCTACTATATTACCTACTACTATAACACCAGAAACCGTGATAGATTATTCTCGCTGGACAATCAGTGACGTTGCTGTTGTTGATACAGAGCAAGAACTACGTGTATTTGAGGCAAGTAGTGATATTATTAATTTTGCATTGAGACGATTCGAGTGGAGAGGGTACAAAACAACCCTTGACAATGACACTCAAATAGGTTACAATACTATCAACGATAAAATTAATAGTGTAGGATTACTAGAAAGCGAAGCGTATAGTGAATGGCTAGAAGACTTCAAAACAAAAGAGCGAAGGTTTAAGAGACTACTTGCAATTAAAACATTGAGTCAGTCACAATACGATGCGTTACTATGTCTATATTATTTCACTGGTGATTTCACTAAAGTCGGAACGACTGCAAGGACGTTTGATTTGTCTCAATTGATTATAGATAAGAAGTGGGATTACATAGCAACCGCATTAATTGAAAGTGGATACGATAGACTGTTAACACAGCCGCTTGCAAAGATAATGATGTTGGGTGATTATGGAAATCGTACCGAGCGAGCATTATTACGAGAACGTGGACTACAGGCACTGCGCACAGAATATTCTGCATTGACAGATAAACTAGCACGCCAGCAAGCGGAATATGTTTACTACGCCGAAACAAAAAGATTTTTACCAAACTTAACACAAACAAGAAAACGACAGATAGTTACTACTGCGAATACAATATAAAGGTATTACCTAATGAATCACCGAGTGCTGCTATTGAATGCAGACGCACAGCCATTGTCTATGCTACCACTGAGTACTATTAGTTGGCAGAACGCAGTAAAGGCACATTTCCAAAATAAAATAGTAATACTAGATAGTTACGATACTATGTTGCATTCTGCTAATTTTGAAATGCAGATGCCGTCTGTCGTTATATTGAATCGATATCATAGATTACCTACTGTAGCGAAGTTCTCTCGAAGGAATTTATACATACGAGATCAAAACGAGTGTCAGTATTGTGCTAAGCCGTTTGATAATGAAAAATTAACCATCGATCATGTTATTCCAAAATCTCTCGGTGGTGGTACAAGTTGGACAAACTGTGTAGCATCGTGTAAAAAGTGTAATGGTGCGAAGGGTAGTAAATTAATGCGACCTATTCGTGAGCCTGTGAAGCCTACATGGCACGCGCTTGCTTATTCTTCTAAGACATTTGGTATTACAGTCCCACGAGTTGAATGGTTAGATTATATTAACTGGCCATCAGAGCATGTTAGAATAGAAGAAATGGAAAGTTTTCAATAAAACTTAAATATTCATAGATCATCATGATATAACCGTCTACAAGGCGGTTTTTTTATGTCTGTCATTAACACGGTAGTTAATTTTTGCATAAATATATGTATGAATAAAATAATCGGTTACACCACAATTGGTGAAAAGAATACAAGTAAGCAACTATCTGATCTAGATCTTGCTAAACAAGACTTGAGTAATCATTTTTCAATCCGCAAAGGGGAGAAATGGACGAATCCAGAGTTTGGTAGTAATTTGCCATACTATGTATTTCAGCCGCTAGATGATATTACAGTTGATTTAATTCAACAGGAAGTATCAATTATTGTGAATTATGACCCACGTTTCAATTTAAGAAGTGAAATCGTTAGGGTAGAAGAAGATAAACATACGGTGACAGTAATAATAGAATTATTGTATATACCGACAACGACGGCAACCGAACTTGAATTAAAGTTTGACCGTGAATCAGGCGAGTTATAAATTATGACACAATCAGTAAGACAATCAAAGTTATTTGCAGCGGAAGATTATACCGTTGTGTATGATTCGTATATTAATGCGAATTTTCAAGCATACGATTATACTACCATTCGTAGTACGATGGTTGACTATGTACGAGCAAAGTATCCAGAGAATTATAATGACTGGATTGAATCAAGTGAATTCGTTGCACTACTAGATCTTATTGCACAGTTCGGACACAACTTAGCATTCCGTGCAGATTTAAATACTCGTAACAACTTCTTGAGTACAGCAGTGCGTCAAGATTCTGTATTTAAATTGGCAGAATTCATAGGTTATCAACCGAGACGTAACGTAGCAGCATTCGGTGAATTAAAAGTAGTTAGTGTAAAAACTAATGAAACTGTAATCGGCAGTGATGGTACTACGTTGGCTGGTAAAGAAATTAGATATGAAAGCACATCCAACATCAATAACCTAGATGATTTCATTACTGTTATGAATGCGGCATTTGCGAGTGGAAATCAATTCGGTACACCAAGAATTAATGTTGACATTGCTGGTCAGCAAGTTGAATATTATAATTTAAATGCTACGAATGATCAAATTAAGTTTTCAATTCAAGGAACCGCAGCGGGAGCAAGTTCATCGTTTGACGTGATCAGTTTAGATTACAACGGACAATCTCGCAGCATGACAGAAACAACTCCTAATCCAACATCAGCATTTACATTGATATATAAGAATGATGGCAAGGGTGTTAGTAGTAATACATCTGGATTCTTCTGTGGATTCAAACAGGGCGCATTGCAGTATAAGGATTTTGTAATAGACAATCCTATCAGTAATCTTTCACTTGACATAGATGTTCCAAACGTTAATAATTCAGATGTATGGGTTCAGTCAATTGACGAAAATGGTACTATAGGAGCAGAATGGACTAAGGTCGATAGTGTTTTTGGTCACAATGAAATCTATAATAATATTCAGGCAAATGGTGAAATATTCGCAGTAAAGACACGAGCAAATAATCAGATAAGTATTATGTTCACTGATGAGAATTTTGGTACTATCCCAAAGAATATCATACGTGTATGGTATCGTGTAAGTGAGAATATATCTTATACATTGCGTCCAGACGATATATCAAACAAAACTATCAATATTAGTTATAGCGGTGTAGATGGTAACACGTATACGATGACAGTTGGATTGCAATTAAAATCTTCAGTAGTTAATGCAAGTAGTGCAGAAACAATAGATACAATCAAAACAAACGCACCACGTAATTACGTAACACAAGACAGAATGATTACCGCAGACGATTATAATAATTTTTTATTGAATCAAAGCGAGAATATTTTAAAAATAAAAAGCATCAACCGAACTCATAGTGGACATAGTCGCTATGCTAAATTATATGATCCAACTGGTACATATTCTAATCTACATTTGTTTGGCACAGACGGTACACTTACACGTTCAACTGACACTAAAGTAGAACATACTGATGATATTGTTGTCAACAGTGTATTTGAAAATTACATTAAGCCTGCGATACATGATCATGAGTTATTGAATTTGTATTACTCTGACTTCAAAACATCATTTGAGGCATTAAGAACTAAAATTATAAATGAAGTAAGTCCGAATGCTGTTATATTTACATGGCAGACCAATGATAAAACTACTGGGTATTTCAATGACTATCAAAGTGTGATACAAGGGGTTGGTTCTGCTCAACTTCATTACTTAAAATATATCACGATAGGTGCATTAGTTAAATTCACATCAGGCGGTGAGGAATATTGGGCGAAAGTATCAAGTATATTTGCCAATGGTAGAGGAATAGATGACACACAGGGCGAAGCATCTGGATTAACTATTACTGGTACTGGCGCGATCGCATTTGATATTGAAATACCAACGGGTGCTTCATTGGATATGATCTATCCATCATTTGCAAAACAATTTACAACAGCAGAAAAAGCAGATATTATAGCAAAATTAACTATTGAATCAGCATTCCAATTAAAATATAGATATGAAGCGACACCTGCATATTGGGAAGTAATTACACCAGTAGTTGATACTAGTCCATTGGCTTGGTTAATCGACGTGACTCCTGCGATAGTAGGATCAGGTACAACAGTAAATAGTTATGATGTTACTACTCGCATATCTAGATATGAAATAGAAACAGATCAAATTGAATTCTCGAATCTAACAAACGAATACAATATCAATGAATTCACTAAAAAACGAAATCGTGACATCATTGAATTATATGATACAACAACTGCTACATTTGTTAAATTTTATGTATGGGGATATAATATAGATTCAAATGGATTATATCAATCAAACAAAGTCATCGTTGCGTTATTAGATAGTTCTACTGATTCACGCGCAGACAATCCAGATGCATATTTTGATATTGCTGGAACGAGTTTAACAACATCCAGTCTGAGATTTGAATGGACACATATTCCAGCAGACAATGAAATCGTAGATCCTAGTTTGTCAAACATTATTGATATCTTTACATTGACAAGGGAATATGATAATTCCTTCAAGTCTTGGTTGTTGGAATCACGTTTATTTTCTGGTAAGCCACAGCCACCAACTATAGATGAAATAAATAGACAGTTCAACCAATCTAGTTCGGTTGATACAAAGAAAGCAATGAGTGATACCATCATCTATAGACCAGTTAAATACAAAGTATTATTTGGTTCAGTAGCAGATCCAGAAGTGAGAGCAAGATTCAATGTTATCAAAGTTCCAGGCGTGAATTTCACAGACAATGATATTAAGGCAAAAGTGATTATTGCAATCAATAATTTCTTTGATATAGGTCTTTGGGATTTCGGAGAGACATTCTATTTCACTGAATTGGCAGCATATGTACATAACGAATTGATCGGTGTTATAAGTTCATTCGTAATAGTACCAGAAAGTTCTACTAGTGTATTTGGTTCATTATTCCAAATAACACCATTGACAGATGAGTTATTCATACCAGACGCGACTGTCGTAGATATCGACATCGTAACTAGCATAACACAAGCAAACATTAAGGCAATTTAAGGTAACATATGGAAAATTATAAATCTAATAAACAAGAGCAAGCAGATCCTAAGAAGAGATCTGGTGATTACCCTGTAAATGAAATCAAATCTGTAAATAAGTTACCTACGCCATTTAAGACAGACCTTAACAAGAAATGGCTAGACGCAACATTTGATCAGATGATATCAAAAGGCGACATGGAAAATGTTGATGCATTTGTAGGCAATATGTCTGGTAAGTCACTAATTCGTTATGATGATAATTATTTAAACACAAACAGCACAGCACATCAATTAGAACCTGGAATCATTACTACTGACGAATTAGACAATGTTACACATACAATTTCAGTTAGTGATATCGCGAATAGTGTTGCAATGAACTTTGATGAATATAGTTATAATGCAGCATATAACTCTAATGCATATGTATATGCGCCGCCTATCAACATAGACAAATTTGTAAATTTTGTTTCTTACTATTGGGCAGCAGAACTCCCAGTGTATGAATCAACCTTTTCGGTTGCTGGCGACGATAATCCGATAACAACTATCACTGGTGCACCACTAGGAACAATTACAGATAGTGAAAATACTGTTGAGTTGTTCAATGGATTGAAAATAAAATTCATTGGTTACGATGCTGCTATTGCAGATAATACATATTTAGTGACAGGCGTTGGTACTCGAATTAGTTTTAAATTACTAATAGATTCAACTGGCCAAAAGTTCTTCACGGATACTACTCCTTATAGTTATTCCATAGAATCGGTAGCACAAGTACATACTATTAAAGATTATATTGTAATAGATACATCTGACAATATTGCAAGTTCGTGGTCACGCGCAAACCACTGGGTACATAAGGACAGTATATTATATTTAGAAACACTAATTACTTCGTTTGTCGCACTAGATAGTTGTACTATTGAAAACAGAGCGAAGCGTCCGATTATACAATTTGATACATTAATGCACATGACTGATCATGGTCATGCAAATTATGCAACTGATGTTGTGTTTAAAGGACAAGTAGATTATGTACTGTCTGATTTAGACGCTACTGGGATTGCATTAGGTTCGCGTATTGCAACAGGGAATGGTATATACATCAAAGCAGCAGCCGATATACTAACAGAAGTTGAACGCACATATACATTTACGGATGGAGATACATTCGTTACTTTAAACGATTCGTTGTCAGGAACTGGTGCATATACAAAAAGTGATATGTATTACGATGGCGAAATTAAGTTAGCACAGAATAAAGCACTGCCAAACACAGCGCCATTATTTAAATTATGCGATCACGAAGGAACATCATTAAGTAGTTTCAATGGAAGTTCATTTGTAAGTAGCAAGGTGTTTTCATACAAAGTTGGCACTGGAACAGTTGATAGCGAATTGAATTTCGCAATCTCATATAAAGATTCTGGCACTGGTGCAAACATTGTGTTTGAAAATAATCTATTCACAGAACGCTACACCTACTCAAGAGATATGGGACACGTTGCTGCTGAGATCCCAGGATATTATTTCTTTGTTAAAGGAATGAACAATGCAAGTACATATATACCTAGTTCGTATTCAATGGGTGCTAAAGACAGTATTCAATTATTTGCAGAAGACTCAATCATTACTGTTCCAGTTGGGTATGGTAATTGGAGAGTTGACAAAGAGTTCTTGGTATTTGAGCGAGATGGCAATATAACAACAACTGAAGTTTTATCAGAAGGTGTATACAACCGAAGTAGAACAAATCAGCCAGAGTTGATATTGGGCAAAGATACATCATATGTGTTTCACGACATTACACCAGCAAAGGATTTAACATTCTACAATACTGATGGTAGTATATTCCCGACATCTGTTATTGGTGAAGAAATTACAGTCACATTGCCAGATGAAGTATCATTTGTACTTGAATTTGGTTCAGCATCTGATTCAGTATTGAACAGAGGTCGCATCATAACAAACCTATCACAGGATGAATTTTTTCATACTGTATATGTTAATGGAAGAAAATTGCCAGCATCTGAATATGATATCAATGAAACTACAATAGAGATAACAGATATCCAAGTCGCTGATGAGCAATCTAATTTTGCTACAATAGATGTGGAATATTACAATAATGATACAACGCGCAGCAATGCTGAGCAAACTCAAATACCAGATGTTCATCTACATAATGCAAATAATGAGTTGGTAACAGAATTTACAATACAAGAGACATTATCACATTGGTTAAGTATCATAGAAAGCACGCCAGGATTTGTGGGCGATGCGTTTGGTGATAACAATTATCATAGCAGCATTATCGTTAAATCATATGCTGGTGAAATATTTTTACATGATGATATAAGCATTATGCATGACTTGTGTTATGGAATTGATGAAATGAATATCGCAACAGCCTTATTTGAACAGGGAAGAGATTGGTGGTCATTTAAGCAGCGTGTCATGGCACAAACAAAACGCTTATATAAAACAAAACCATACAACGATGTTCGCGCATTGACCACAGATGTAATAGATGCGATGACACAATCACATAAAGGAACAGCAGTTCATAAGAATTCAAATATGCTATACTCGCAACGATCACAGTATGTGGAAGTAGCATATATTGCTGGTACTGTTGACTATCATTTGGGTATTACACTTAACAATGATGATTTCAGAAAAGATCATATGTATTTGTATTGCACAGATAACAGAGATGGTGATAATATTGCAGTCACTCATCTATTAACATTGGGCAAAGATTATACTTTAGATGGTAGTAAGATAACATTAATTTCTATTCCAGTAGAATTCACAGATATCCAATTTACTTCTATCAGATCATATTATTATCAAATGGATGCCGATAGTAATGTACCAGCGAGTATGGCTAAACTTGGATTATCGCATACATATGTTCCTCAAGTGCTTTCTAATGAATTGATAGGACATGATGGAAGTGTGTATACATTAAAGGCGAATGCTGAATTAGCAAAAATTAATGACATTAACTTTGATCCAGTTGCGGCAGTATTGTACGACATAGAGACTCGTGTGTATAATGGAATGCGTAAGCAAGATTCGCATTATGCGAATAGTTTTGTCAAATATTTACCATCGCAACATCGTGGTACTTGGTACACATTAAATAAAATAGACAACTACGTAGACAAATATTTTAAAGATTGGTACACAAAGACAGCACAAACTACATTAAATCCAGCAAACTATTTTGATGCACTTGATTCAACTACGTGGAATTATTCATCCATTTCAATCACAGAAGGTCATTTAAAATCTAACCTTCCGGGTCATTGGAAAGGTGCGTACAATGTATTGTTTGGTACAACGACACCTCACATCACACCTTGGCATATGCTAGGATATAGTGATAAGCCTTCATGGTGGGATGAAAACTATAGTTGGACTGATCCGACTAAACGAACAGCAATGTTAAGTGCATTCAACACTGGATTGGTTAGCGAACCATCTACACCAATAAAGCAAGATTTATATTTCGCAAGATACTACTGGGACTTCGCAACTAAAAGTCCTGTAACTGTTACTGGATTATTGGAAGATCCAGCAGTTGTATTGGGCACACCCACTGATCTCGATAAAGCAACACCATTTGTATTTGGCGATTGGGCACCAGTTGAGTTCGAATGGCGCAATAGTTCATTGGGTCATGCAGCGATGGTCGATGCAGTCGTTAAATTAAATCCAACCAAAGCCTGGACAGACTTCTTTCAAACGAGTGTGCATGGATCATTTACAAACATCACTGGAATGAATATTGACAGATTCACCAAAGGATTGATCACTACTACTATGATGTATGACAATACAAATAATAAGGCTGCGTATATAGATTCAATATCTGTGTTATCAAGTGACTCATCATTTGAGCCCGATACGGAGATATTAATAAGCGGCGGCGGCTTATATTACAAATCGACTGCAACCTTAGATTTCGATTTAAATTTTAAAATCATAGGTGTTACGTTAACATCTCGTGGAGGTAATTACCAAACTAAGCCAACGATTGAATTACGTTCAGCAACAGCAACAGCGAAACTTGCAGATAAAGAAACATATCCTGGATATGTGGCAGCGAAAGCAACATTTAATGCGAATGTAAACCATGATGGTACCCAATATCGTCCTGGTATTAACCAAGTACAAACATCATATGCTCAGAGAAATTTCTTTGATGACGTCTTTACTACTAATTATATTCTCAGTGATACGAGATTACTGCAACAATTGGGTGGATTTACAGCACCTCATTTAATGAAGATTGAAACCGAAACTGGCTCCAATGGCAAGTATACATTAAATCAACTGGATGCACCGTTGATAATGTATACTAGTTCGCCATCAGATGTTCATGTTGCATGTAATATTACTATTACAAAAAATGCAACAAGTTATACAGTAGATGGCATTACTAATCATAAGCAACAATTTAAATTCCTTGAACCACGTACATCAAATGTAAATGATCATATTAATATTAATTTGAATGATACTGCGACTATAAAGAAATACAAATATTTTTCAGATGTCGTATCTATTGCAGAATATGAAGCACAATTTGTTCGCATACAAGATGTATATAACTTTATACGTGGTAACTATGCATACTTAGATAGTGTTGGTTATCAATTTGGAAAAACTGGAGATGGCAAAGCATTCAGTTTTGCTCAATGGGCGATCACCGCATCGGTAGATGATACATATATTATTCCCATTGACAGAAAAATATCATTTGCTAATACATCACATGTTGTGTTAGAATATAATACATTGCCTGGAAAGTTAAATTCCATTCTGAATGAAGGACGACATACAATTGAAGCATCTGATTTACTTATAAATCGAGATACTAATTCATTGACAGTTGAAACAAAGCCTGGCGTGACTGCTATTGCTAGTATTGGTACTGCGATGGTAACACACGAACATGCGTTCCTATTCAATAATGTAACACAATTTAATGAAACCGTGTTTGATGATGTAACCAATGTTAGACAACTGCGATTAAAATTGATTGGTCAGCGTACTCGCAACTGGACTGGTGCTAAGCAAGCGCCTGGATTCTTAGTTAGAGATAATACTATAATGCAGAACTTTGATTCAACGGTTGAAGAGATTTCAAATTTCTACGATTTTAATGTAGATAAGTTCAATAAGCAAATTACCAAAGCAGAGAATTTGATGCTTAACAATGTTAACAGAGATTGGGTTTCAAGGTTAAGTTTATCAGATACAGCAGTTAGTAAGTTTTTTCAAGGAGTGATTAAGGCAAAAGGTACAAAGTCTGTAATACAATCTGTTGCGCGTAGTAAACTTATAAACGACGGCAGAAGTACGATTAACATAGATGAAGAATTTATGTTTAGACAGGGTAACTTTGGTGATACAACCATAACCGAATCGACTGAAATCGAAATTACTCCATCTGATGTTGTGTTAAATCCATCTGTTATTGATTTTAGCAGCAGCGATATAGTGTTTGTTAATAAGGTAAACGCGCCTATATTTGACGTGAAATCATATGAAGAAAATGTAACTACATTATTAACAGCAGGCGATTTGCTTGACACCGAAGCAGACAATGTTATATATAATATATCTGAGTTGGAAACGTTATTTGATGCAACGAGCGATTACGCCAACATAGACACATGGAATAATTCAACATCATATAAGTTTGGCAATGAAGTAAGACTTGATGGAAACTTATGGAATTGCAATGTAGATTATATTGGATTAAGTAATACGCCATCTGATTTGGCATACGTTGGAACTGTGAACAATCCAATATTCCCTCACCGCAATGTAACAGATGATCTAACGACACCATCTGCGTCTATTGACGGAGTCGATATTTGGTTTAATAAAACTCAGTTTGTGTACGACTCTATAGTTGCAGAAAGTATAGCAAGTCCCTCTGTTTTATCACCAAGTACTGTTATCGTTGATGGATTTTCAATTGATCTAATAAGTAATGCATTGGTTACAGTTATCGATACAGATTCGTATCATGAAGGAAATCCATACTCAGTGACTGCGGTCAATCCGTCATCACTAGATGTTACTGGGTTGACGTTGGACATCAATGCTACTATCGTTAATTTAGAAGACTATGGTACTTACGTTGAAACATTGACGCCAGGAACTGATACGACTGAATCATTTAATGCAACAGTTGCACCTGTTTCGAGTATAACGCTAACAAGTATTATGACAGCCCATCACGTAGGTACGATTGATGTAGTGTCAGGCGGAATAACATCGCCATATACACTTGCGACATCTGATTATACATATGATTCCAATACTCAAGTAATTACATTTAACACGCCCATCGCTGATGGAGATGATGCAGATGGGTTTGTAGATATAACTGTTAATCTTTTAGGATTCTCATCTGTTTATACAATGGACAAACCGCAATTAAAATTAGCAATTAGTTCAGTGGCAAATGTAACTGGCGTAGATAACGAACAAGATGCTCTAAGAGTATCGATCTTATATGATGCTGCCGGAGATATCAATGCACAATTAATTATTGCTTATACAACTGGTTTATCTGAATTTGGTATGCTTACTGGTACATATAACGCCACCCCTACCCAAGAAATTCAAAGTCAATCAATGGACGAAACGTATATAGCAGCAGTAATCGATGCTGCACTATCGGCTGCGTATAATGTAACGGTTGTTTCCAATAAAGTAAAAATAGAAAAAGTAGCAACTGCTTCGTTCACCCAATTAACTACATTAGAAATAGATGGTGAAGCAAATTCGACTTTATTATTCCCATCGACCACTACGTCATCTGGTGCACTTGCGAATGTTGTTAGTGACGCACAAGATGCGGTGGATTTTATTAATACCGCATTACTTGCAGCATCTATATCTAACGTAACCGCATCGGTTATTGGAAACCGAGTGAGCATAGTGTCTACCAACACAGAAATTAATTTAGGTAACAGAGAACTTAATACACTTGCTGGTCTTGAGACTGGCATATATTATTCTTCAACCGACGTTACTGTAAATGTATTTGACGAAGATGATTGGATTAATATTTCCGACGAAGATGAAGCATTATTTAATATCTGGATGCCTGATGATAACGAATTCATCAATGGTTCTACTGGAACAATACCAAGCAAATTCTTTAGTTGGAATGTGTTACAAGTTCAGCAATTTGGATACCATGCAAGTATAACTGCGGCCACTGATACAGATGATGGCAATGATGCGCAGGTTTCATTGAATGCAGCACACAATGTGGAAGTTGGTGATTACATTATGTTAGTTAATACAACCACGACACCTAATATTGATGGCATCCACCGTGTTACTAAACTAGGAAATATAGCACAGCCTGGAATGTTCTACATTGATAGATTTATTGAATTAGATGGTACAAGTGAATCTGTATTCGTATTACGTTCAGCGAGATTTAATCGTCTTATTGATATCAATGAAACACTAGTGCAATCGACTCCATTGTTATATAACTGGAATGTAGGCGACTTAGTTTGGTCTACGACTGACAGTGTCAGTGGCGATGCAGCGACACAGGTATATAAATTTAATGGAACTGCGTTTGTATTAACTAGAGAGAATAGCACACGTGTAACTAACGCAGGGATTGCGAATGTATTAATTTACGATGGAGAATCAGAACAAACTATTAATGAAATGGAAATTTTTGATCCGTTGCGAGGAATTATACCCGGCGTAGCAGACAAAGAATTGGATTTCAAAACACCTGTAGATTTTGCAGTATATAATACATCTACTGATATAGCATATAATATAGATGAACGTAACTCATGGGGCAAAGCAGAAATAGGTAGAACTTGGTGGGATACTAGTAAAGTAAGATATTATGATTATGAGCAAGGTGACAACGCATATCGTGCTAAAATGTGGGGCAAGCAATTCCCTAATTCTAGCATTGATGTATACGAATGGACAAAGAGTTCTGTTCATCCAGAAGAATGGAACGAAGCAGTTATCAATAGCACAGTGCAATATGGTGTAGAAGCAACTGGAGAAGTATATAGTGTATTTGATAAAACACTTAACGAAAACTTATATTACTTCGCGACATTAGATGAATGGAATGATAAACTCAAGAAGTATGATGTTACATATTATTTCTGGGTTAAGAACAAAACAAATACAGAAGGTAATCATTCATTGTCTGTGAAGCAGATTGCAAGCATCATATCTAATCCAACTGATAATGGTATCGCATGGTGCGCTGCTATAGACGACAATGCTATGATTGTTAACAATGTGAAATATATGATCAATGACAAGAGTAGTGTATTGCAAATTAATATGAAATCTGATACTATTGCAGCAACGCACAGTGAATCATCGCATACTAATTGGACAGCAATCAAAGAAAACATTGACAACATTCCAGAATATTGGTATATTGGTTTGCGTGATAACTTGACTGAAGAAGTAATTAAAACAGAACACTATAGTTTGCTCACGCCAGCGAATGAATCAACTGTGGGACAACCATTGCCATCTATGAAATTACATGAATATAACCGCTATGGTGATGATCGTGGATTGAGTTTTGATGGTAAGGTATATTCTCAAGGTTGGTTTAAAGATACATGGAATGCTCGCAGAGAAGCAATCGTTGCTATCAACGCATTATTAAAGCAACAAAATTTGATTCAAGAGTTTACTGGTCAGTGGGATAGAACTATTGGTTCAATTATAGATACGAACGGTATTAAATTGGACATGAATACTCTTTGGGATTATACAAATTTCGTACACGAAAGTAGAAACACGGGAAATCAGCCCACCATTGAAGTGACATCTTATTCTGAACTTTCGCAAATTGACACAGATATACACTCAATAGCATCATTTAATATCGAAGGTGATATACATCAAATGGACGAAAGTGAGATATTCGAATGGATCGATAACGAATGGCTTCTTGTCGAAAAGAGAAATGGAACGATCGCATTCAATGATATTGTATATAATAAGAATTTATTTAATGGATGGGATGGCGATAACGGATTTGACGGCAGCAACTGGGATTCTAATCCAGCAGCATACATGCAGCATATAATATATGCATGTCGAAATGATTTGTTTATAGAAGAGCATATTAAAAACTTCAATAAACTATTTTTTGCTGTAGTGAAATTTGCAGTATCGGAACATGATATGGTTGATTGGGTTTACAAGACTACATATGTTCATCTTAATATATCTACCAATATAGAAACTGGTCCGAACAAACTTACAAAGTATAATCGTTCAGTACTTAATGAAATTTCTGGTTATATAAATACTGTAAAGCCATACCATACAAAAATCAAGAGTGTAGTAGAATCTTATAACGCACAAGACAATGTATCTGTATCAATGGAAGAACTTGATAGAAAGATAAAAATCACAATGGAAACTTTTGAATTATTAGATCATGCTCAGTATGATTATGAAAATCCAATCATTACTTCTAGTTTCTCTACTACACCAACTGATATAGTTGATGGTGGGTCTTTTACAGATACGCCAACTGATGTGATTAACAGCATTGAGTTCATTAGTCCTACTAATTTAAATAATGTATATAATGAGCATCGTCGTTCTAATGTAGCACCTACATTTAATGAATCATTGTCTGTTAAAGCGATTACACATCCAGGCTGGCACGAATTTACTGATTACTTAGAAGACGATCGTGTATTCGTTGATGGCGTCTATTACACCGCTACGGAAGATCACACAAGCGGAGACGACTGGACTGAAGCAGATTATTGGTCTATTGATATATCTCAAGCGACAGACGACCGAACCAGAACATACGCATATATACAAGACAATTGGTTGAATACAGCAGCATTTAGTCTACGAGAAGATCGTGAATCTACCATTACTACTGATATGACATATAACGCAATTAGCATCACACTTGCTACTGGTGGTGGTGTTAAATTCAATGCACTGGGTGGATTCGCATATATCGATGGCGAAATCATTCAGTACACTCAGGCGAGTGGTGATACATTAAATAATATCACGCGTGCAATGTATGGAACTATAAATAGAACACATAGTGCTAGCACAGTGATTATAGATGTAACTAACGAACAATTAGATATATTCAAAACATTGAAGACTTTCGTAGTCAATGGACAATATGGCACGAGTCAACGATTTGATTACATTACGGGCGAGAGTATACTTGATATCACCGCCAAAGATATTGAATCACATGAATTACAAGCAAGTGGAAAGGGCGTAAGTTAATTATGCTAAATACAGTAACGGAGAATTTTAATGAAACAAATTGTTGATGACAACTCAATGCTAGGAATGGACGGACATGTTCTGATTAGAGACATTGATACAGGCGAAGTATTATTAAACAAGCACAATGCAATTAACTTTTATAATATGTCAATTGCATTGGCACATTTATTAGCAAATAAAGAAGACGATGGTTTGGGTAATTTTAATATCGCAACATTGGCACTAGGTAATGGCGGCACACAGATAGATGGTAGCGGCAATGTATTCTACAAGACACCCAATGTTGGGACGACGAGTAGTGAATTATACGCAGAAACTCATGCTAAAGACGTGCAACCTATCGCACCAGATGTTACAAATCAGGTAGATGTAACTACACATGCTGGTCAAGTATATAGTGATGTTGTTGTAACCGCGACCTTAGAGTATGCAGAACCAGCAGGTCAGAATCCAATTGATAATGACACGGGTGCTGGTGCATATGTATTTGATGAAATGGGATTGAAGACTGCTTCTGGTAAGTACTTAACGCATTTGATCTTCCACCCAATTGAGAAATCAGCAAACAGAAAGTTAGAAATCATATACACAATACGAATCACGGCGGGGGTTTAATCATGCCATATACAGTAGACAATTTTGATAATACCACATCAATCACAGTAAATGACGGTGCGATTAATACTGACACTCATGTGCAACTAATAGGAAAAAACTATTATGGTTATGGTACAGAGATAGCAGAAAATTTTATTTACTTGATGGAGAACTTCGCTAGTGCAGTTGCACCAGCGACGAATAAATCAGTAGCAGGTCAGATGTATTATAACACAACCCAAGATAGATTCTATAGATTTGATGGCACAGCATGGGGATCACTTGATGGTTCGTCAACTCGCATTGTAACTGTGTTAGACATTTCAGATGTCTCGCACACCGTTACCGTAATGTATGATGATACGACAGTAGTGTCTGTTGTTAGTTCGGAAACATTTACAGTTAAGGCTGGCGAGGTATTGGTCGCTGAATTCCCAACCATAAACAAAGGCATCACATTAAACAATGGTGCAGATTATAAATTCCACGGTACAGCGACAACAGCACAATATGCTGACTTGGCTGAGTTATACAAAAGTGACGCTTCATATGAACCTGGCACTGTTATTAAAATTGGTGGGGAAGCAGAAGTAACACAAACAACTGAATTATTCTGCGCAAACGTATTTGGTATCGTATCAACTGACCCAGCATATTTAATGAATAGTATGTGTGAAGGTACTACAGTTGCGGTAGCACTAGCGGGTCGTATTCCTTGTAAGGTTATAGGTCAAGTTAAAAAAGGCGACCGTATCTTAGCAAGTGAAGAACCTGGCGTTGCACGTGTACCTACTGATTATGAATTAAAAGATATCAATGATTGGTATCGTATTGTCGGACGAGCATTAGAAGACAAGACAACAGAAGGTATTGGGTTGGTAGAAGTAGTTGTGGGTGCTAAGTAACGATGTCACCTATTTCAACTGGTGATCTGATTACAGCAGTTCAATTTAATGAACTGGTAACTTCATATAATAAATTATGGGGAGACAATGTGGCATCTGCGATATTTGCAGATATCGCTACTAATTTCGATGAGCATTCGCACGGATGGGGACAAGCAACCGCTGAACCAACTGTGTCACCAGAAACTATAATAGAGACTGAGCATACCAATAGATTGTTAGCACAGATGAATGCTGGGCTATATCATTACGATACCACATCATCATTGATTCCACATTTTAGTACAACCGTGATTGATGCTTCTTACATTACAAGTACAATTGAAGATAACATTGTCGATATGGGGTTACTTGCTAATAGATTTAAATCTGAATCTGACATTGCGCTCTTGGAAGCATCTGATGACGCGTCACCTACGTGGACTGACACCATCACTTCAGTTGGTAAGGCAGAGTTCACCAACTACGATGAAGCAAGATATTTTTTCAACTCAGGCGGCAAATTAACTATTGACTTAGATTCGATAGATGGCGACTGGGACGACATATTTACAACTACTGGACAACTTGTAATATCGGCACTTAATGTAGTGAACGGTGGTACTAACCTAATTGATCCATTGTTGACTAAAGGATTCTATGGAATTAATCCCAATGTCGACTACACTGAGGTGTTTTCTGTAATTGGCTATGTTGCATCTGGAGAATATTCTGGTAGTGCATATTCTAACAGAAGTATCAAGATATCGTTGAAAGGCGAAGAAACAGTCGTAGGTGGTGTGTTTAATCTTTATATTAAAGTAACGTTAACCGACGATGCAACATCTGGTACAATCAATTCACAACTAAATGCTGATTATGGCTATATAAGTCAGAATACTACGCCAGTAATACCATCTGGCAGTAATGATACATATTTCATAGCAGGCGTGCATGTTTATCAATTTATACAAAGAGAAGTACCAACAATAACAGTTGACACATCCTGGACAATATAGTATAATATAAATAACTTTAACCAATAAGGAGTTATACTATAATGGATGAACGCTTACAGAAAGCATTAGACTTCTCTAATTATTCACTTACGATATCAAATCAAAAGAAAAATCTAAAGAACCGATTAAATCAAATGCTATTAGTACATCATAACAATGGTGTATTTGTGGCAGATCCCACTACTATCAATTTTGTATGTCACCTGTCTACCGCACAAGATACTGCGGTATTGTTAGATACAAAAGAAAATCCTATCCGCATAACTAATCTAGTTGAATTTTCATCTAAGTTAGAAAGCGCGTATGACGATGCTATGCGTGAATACGAAGCAGAATTTAATAAAATTAAAAAACTTCGTAACCTTAATAAATTGCTGGAAGATTAATGACTGAAGGAATTTGTTTCTTTGCTTACAATAATGAGCAAATAGATTACGTCAAGTTGGCAACCATCGCTGCATCATATGCAAAACTAAAACTAGGTAAGCCTGTGTGCTTAATAACAGACGCTGGATCATATGCATGGTTACAGCAATCACAGACTGAAAGTTTAATAGATTCATGTTTCGATCACATTGTATTGACTGACGATGAAATGAAGAAAAATATGAGAACGCACAATGATAGTCCTTGGTCAAACTTTCATGCGCAATTCAACAATAGCAACAAGCATAAAGTGTTTGAATACACTCCATTTGACAAGACTATTCTACTTGATATTGATTACATACTAAAGACTGATTTTCTAAATATGGCATTCGATTACGAAGGTGTCGCAATGTATAGTAATGCAATCAATATCCGCAATGACAAGCCTCATTTGTTCGAGCAACAATTATATGATGTGGGTATTCCTATGTGGTGGTCGACTGTAGTCTATTTTGATAAGTCAGAAAAAAGTAAAATATTTTTTGATACTTGGTCACATGTCGCAGACAATTATGATTTCTATCAATATCTTTATAACTTCCCAGGCAAGTTATTCAGAACTGATTACTGTACGAGCATTGCAATTCATATTATGAATGGCATGATCCCAGGCGATGCAATACATGACTTTGGTGGTTTGCCTATGCAGAACATGTCTCAGAATGATGATATTATAGAAATAAAAAACTTGAATGAATGGGTATGTGTAGCGAGTGATACAATCGAAAATTGGAATGATATCGCAGTACGACATAGCAATCACGATGTGCATGTAATGAACAAGCGATCATTAGATCGTATGAGCGATAGATTATTGGAGTTGTTGCATGAGTAACGGATATGTGATACTGGCATTTAATGCCCAAGAACAGAAAGCAGCATCAGCATGTGCATACAGTATAAAAATTCAGAATCCTGATGCACATGTGAGCATGATAATTGATTCACTAAATAGTTTAATAGATGCATACGAAGAGCCATTTGATAATATTATTGAATTACCATATGATGCTGTAGAAGATCTTCGCGTTAATGATTGGCAATTAAACAAAGTAACACCTTATGATAATACCATTGCGATTGATTGTTACTCTCTTGTAAAAGAAAAGCACGATGAGTTATGGGATTACCTTAGTAATTATGAGATGTGTTATAGTATTCAAAGCATGGATTTCAAGACTAATATATATGATATAGTGCCTGCATGGTACGATGAATATAATCTAAAAAAGATATCATCTGATTTATTTTATTTTAAAAAAGATTCTGAAATCGCAAAGCAATTCTTTTTATTATCAGAGTTGTATATGAAAGAGTGGGCAAATACATTAAGAGAATTCATTCAGTTTCAATATATACCAAATGATTATGAATCAAATTTAATGCATGCATTTATTATTTCACATCTTGATATACACAAAGATGTAACTCCTTGTCATGCAAATATATTAGAGATAATTGACATGAATCCTCTCACTGAATATTTGAAAGATAACGATAGAATAGAAAATAATTGGTCAGATTATATCAATGTATGGACAAGCGCAGAAGCAAAGTTGAAGATACAGAATTATGCAATCAATCACACGATTTCCTACAAAGATGAAACCTTTATAACAGACGAGATATATGACGAACATCGAAAGCAATATGAAACTCAAGCAAACTTGGTGGATTAAATACCACTCAGACACTGGTAAGATAGTTGGAGTGTCATCCAAAATGCTAACATCTGGTAACAAGAAACATTCTATAACTGCTACACATAATGAATTATGTCGTAAGTTAATTAAAGGCACAGTTTCTTTTAAGGCTTGTAGTATAGTATGGGATGTAGAAAATGAAATATGGGACATTGATTTAAAGCAAGATGTACTATCGATCAACGAAGTTAACTCAAACTTTCTATATCAAATCAAAGAGACACCTGCGACCAAATCTGATTTACTGATACGTGTATACAGGAAAGAAAATATAGTTGAGATCGCTGTTGATATCGAGAACATAAAGCGGTCGATGAACTTAACAGCGATTAATGATATCGCGAATAAAGAAAACGCGTTACTGAATTTATATATTACAAAGAAGAATGATCCTGATTATCTTATTCAATCAATGGAAGTTGATCCGTTAGTACTGTTCAAACGAAAGTCGGCATTGTTTAGGATACCATTAGATTGGGATGATGTATCATTATTCACAAGACAGATATTTAAAAATTACAGTCTTGAAATATTTGAAAGATATATACCAACAATGGTTACTGCGAATAAGAATACATTATTGCAACACGCGATAACAAGTGATAGAGATGCACATTTATGTATTACTGCATCTGGCAATACTATTAATATACATAGTAACATAGATGCAAAGCAAGATTACTTATTGGATAAAGACAGATATGTCGATTCAATGTTGAAATTTTTAGTATGTGATGAATCAATTGATAACTTCGTAGGTGCATTTGAAGTACCATCACATAAAATAATAAATGAAGATGATGTAAGTATTGATGTAGATTTTGACATTCCGTTGAATCCATTATTCATTTTTAAGAACAAACATATGGCAGTTAATTTTACAGGAGATAGTAATGACTAATATGGTAAGCGTTAATGATTTTGATATCATTTACATAAGTTACGATGAACCAAACGCAGACGAAAACTATGCAGACTTGCTTGACAAGTGTCCGTGGGCTAAGCGTAGTCACGGTGTATGGGGAAGTGATGCATCGCATAAAGCAGCAGCAGCATTATCTGAGACAGATAGATTCATCACCATCGATGCTGATAATATTGTAGACCCAAATTTCTTCAATGTCGAATTGGATATGGATAAGATTGGCGACAATGATGTTGTTAGTTGGGCTGGTAAGAATGAAATCAACGGTCTGATATATGGCAACGGTGGAATCAAGTGCTGGCCTAAGTCTGTAGTAGAGAATATGCGCACACATGAAGCAGCACCCGACACTGACAAACGCGCACAAGTAGACTTTTGTTGGAACATCAATTATGTACAAATGAATAATGTATATTGTAATGTAATGAACAATGCGAGTCCGCTTCAAGCATGGCGTGCGGGATTCCGCGAAGGTGTTAAGATGGGATTAGTCGATGGCGATATCGTAGATCCTGCAAAGTTGAAAGCAACAGTACATAAGAAGAACTATCAACGATTGCTTACATGGATGTCTGTAGGTGAAGATTCTCTGAACGGCTTGTGGGCGGTGTATGGCGCACGCTTAGGTTGTCATATGACTAACGTACTCAGAACAGAATGGGATTGGAAAAACGTACGTGACTTTGATTGGTTGACCAATTATTTCAATACTGAGATCTTACCACAGTTTGAAGGTGGCGATCAGTTGTGTATTCGTACTGGTGGTAAGTGGGATCTAGATAAATTAAAAGCCGACACAATTAGATTGGGTATTGAGTTGCAACGAGAATTGCAATTAGAAATTGCTGACCTTGATGTAAATGGTTCTAAGTTTTTCAAGACAGTTCAGATTAATCCAAGTCGATTGGGCGCACAGATTAGAGAAGATCAAGTCATCGACACACTTGAGTAATATATGATAAGAGCAATACTAGCCGCTGATACTAATTGGGGTATTGGCAAAGATGGTACAATGCCGTGGCCACATAACTCAGATGATCTTAAATGGTTTAAAGAGTGTACTATAGATTCTACTGTGATCATGGGGAGAAAGACGTGGGATTCATTACCATTCAAGCCATTGCCAGACCGACAGAATATTATAATATCAAGAACTTTAAATGTTGACACATACTATAACTGTGCTATAATGAGTATTGAAATATTAAAAGAGTTGGGACAACACTCATCTGAGCCTATTTGGATTATTGGTGGTGCACAACTCTTAGAAACAATGATACCTTTCATAGATGAAATATGGATTAGTCGCATTGGCGAGGTATATGCATGTGATACATTTTTACCAGAGCAAGCGATTAAAAAATTGTTCAGATGTACTAATATAGATCACGATACACTAACAATAGAGAAATGGCAGAAGATTTAATGAAACAATATTTACAATCGCTAAGTGATGTATCAGAATACGGCGAAGAGAAAACAGATCGTACTGGCACAGGTACAGTTAGTTTGTTTGGACATCAGTCAAGATATAATCTACAAGATGGGTTCCCCGCAGTGACTACAAAGAAGTTAGCATGGAAGTCAGTAGTAAGTGAACTACTTTGGTTCTTAGAAGGTAGCACAGACGAGCGAAGATTGGCTGAAATACTACATGGTACTCGTGACATCAATAAGAAAACCATCTGGACTGCCAATGCAGACAATCAAGGTGTGGCATTAGGCTACACTAATACAGATACAGTCAAAGATCTTGGTCCTGTGTATGGCAAGCAGTGGGTAGATTTCGGTGGTGTAAATCAGATTGAATGGGCGATCAACGAGATCAAGACTAATCCAGACAGTAGACGTATCATTGTAAGCGCATGGAATCCACCTGAGATTGATAAGATGGCATTGCCGCCTTGTCATACATTGTTTCAATTCTATGTAACGAACGGAAAATTAAGTTGTCAGATGTATCAGCGTAGTGCTGATATGTTTCTTGGAGTACCCTTCAATATTGCAAGTTATTCATTGTTGGTTCACATCATAGCAAACATTTGTGACTTAGAAGTAGGTACGTTCGTGCATACAATTGGTGATGCACATATCTATCAGAACCATGCAACACAAGTAAACGAACAATTGGCACGCACCCCGATGGAGTTGCCAACACTAAATATAAGTAAGAAATTCACATCATTATCTGATGTAATAGAATCTTCTGTAGAAGATTATCAATTATTGAATTACTATCCAATGCCTTTCATCAAAGCCCCAATGGCAGTATAATGACTAAATCAAAAGTAGTGGTAGTCTCTGGCGGATTCGACCCGTTGCATAGTGGACACATTGCTATGTTTGAATCAGCAGCATTACTAGGCGATCGTCTTGTTGTCACTGTGAATAGTGACGAATGGTTAACTCGTAAAAAAGGTAGACCATTCATGTCGCAAAGCGAACGCATGAATATTATTGAAAATCTTAAAATGGTTACAATGACAATTGCGTTTGATGATTCAGATGACTCTGCAATAGATGCGTTATTAAAAACAAAAGAAGCATTCCCTACAAGTGATATTATTTTTGCCAATGGTGGCGACAGGACTGTGTATAATATTCCAGAGATGTCGTTATTGGATGTTACATTCGTATTTGGAGTAGGCGGCAACGATAAGAAGAATAGTTCTAGTAGTATATTGGATGATTGGAACACACACCGAACTGAACGAGATTGGGGTTATTGGCGTGTACTTGATGATAAGAAAACTGTGAAAGTAAAAGAACTTGTTATCATGCCTGGAAAAAGTTTAAGCAATCAACGACACAAATTCCGTAACGAAACATGGCATGTTATTAAAGGTGAATGTAAAATTCAATTTGATGATACTGCAATTACGACCACGGCAACTATGGGTGACATAAATATCATACCTATCATGTCATGGCATCGTGCATACAACGACACTGATGAACCTTGTCATATTATTGAAATACAATCTGGTGAGCAATGCACCGAAGAAGACATAGAGAGAAAAGAATGAGCAAGCAAATAAAAGATTCAAATTTAGAAATTCATCAAAACGGACAAATACATGGTTCGCATGAGAATAAAATTGCAATGCGCGATTTATTAAATGACAAGGGACCTGGATTTTGTTTGGCAAAATGGACACAGGTAACTATGCACCTTGGTCAGGGATTAACTCATAGTTGTCATCATCCGGTCGCACATAAAATTCCATTAGACGAACTAAAAGATAATCCTAGTGCATTGCACAACACTTCATTTAAAAAATCAATTAGAAAGGAAATGCTTAACGGAGATCGTCCAAAGGAGTGTGATTTCTGTTGGCGCATAGAAGATAACACGGGCGAGTTCAGTGATCGTACATTAAAAAGTTTAGATGCGTATAGTGTACATGATCACGACAATATTGTGGGAATGTCAGGCGATGAAGATGTAATTCCAAAGTATGTTGAGGTTAGTTTCAGTAATGTATGTAATTTAAAATGCAGTTATTGTGGTCCAAGTTTTAGTAGCAAATGGATTGAAGAAATAAAAACACATGGTGTGTATCAGTTGACCAATAGTAATTTTAACAATATTACTGATGTTCAGTATAAAGACAGTGAAGATAATCCATACACTGATGCATTTTGGAAATGGTTCCCCGAAGCATCTAAGTCTATACACACCCTTAGAGTAACTGGCGGCGAGCCGTTAATGAGTAAGCATACATTTAAGGTAATGGAATATTTGTTAGCGAATCCAAATCCGAATCTAGACTTTGCAGTGAACAGCAATGCATGTGTTCCAGACAAACTTTGGAAAAAATTCACAGCACTATCAAAGAAATTAACAGACACTAATAGTGTTAAAAATATGACATTGTTTGTAAGTGCAGAAGCAACTGGCGATCAATGTGACTACAGTAGATATGGCATGAACTGGAATGTGTTTAAAGAAAATGTAGAATATTTTTTAGATAATACTGACAATAGTAGAATTACATTTATGTCTGCGTTTAATGTGTTCAGTATACCATCATTCAAGAATTTATTAGAATATGTTTTATTTTTAAAACAATCTTACAACGTAAATGGTCTTGTCAGATGGTTTGAAGAATGCGGTCTTGATGTTTCTGCTACTCACAACTCGCTTAAAGCCCCGCTACATATAGGTAGACCAGATAAAAAAGTGTCTCGCGTGGGAATTGATATCCCGTATGTAAGACACCCTGAGTTTTTAGATGCAAACATAATTACGTTAGCATTAGTCCAAGACTATTTGTTTCCTGCTGTTGAATTTATGTATGCAAACACAACTGATTCTGGTTGGAATGATTTAATGGGATTTGAACCAGATGAGTCATTAAAACTAAGAAGAATTTTAATTGATATTCTGAAAACTATAAAAGATCAAACCGCGTTAGATAACACAACAACTAATCACTCTATATCAATAAAGCGTGTAGACTTTGTTAAATTTGTAACAGAGTATGATAGTCGTCGAAATTTAAATTTCTTAGAGACATTCCCAGAGATGACAGAGTTTTTTGAAATATGCAAGTTGGAAGAAATTAAAAATGCAACCGCTACAGATTCTTAAAATACCAAATACAGAATGGTATGATGTTAACACGGGCGATCATTTATATGGTACATCTATTTCAGTCAATACAGTGTCGTGCGTAAGTGAATCTGATCTAAGTACTAAGATTATTTGGTTTAAACACCACGGCGATTGTAGATCACTTCCCGTGAGTACGATTTATAATGGAACAGTGCTAAATTGTATACCTACTGAGTGGATACCATTAATAAACCAAAAAAGAATACATATTGTCATTGATACTATGGAAGAGAGTTGGGGACCTGTTTATAAAAATACAATTAATCATGTAGAGAGTATTGACTTACATACGATGTTAGAAACAAATGCAGACGAACTCAACATAGATTGTGCTCAGATTACATGGTTAACGGGAGACATGAACGCAGAGGAATATTGCAAAGGCAGTAAAATAAATGTAAAAAGTGTTTGTATGTTTTTGTGGAGTTTTGCTAATATTATAGGAACTAGAGACGATGTGACTACCAGCGCATCTAGTAACATAGATAATTTTATAATATGTCCTAACAGATTTCCAAAAGCACATAGAGGATACACTGTTTCAAGATTAAAAAAAATGCAAGAACAAAATAACGAATACGCATTTAAACATATTCGTTATAGTTTCCCAAAGGAAATAGATGATTTGCCCGCGTCCACTATTATAGATGCGTATAATAAATTAAAGTATAGAAAAGAACAATGGCCCGATTATTTTGACAGAAACAACACATTTGATTGGAATGATATCAAAAAGCATATATATGAACTGCATGATACACTTCCGCGTAAATTAGATGATGTTGATGTTAATACGAATAATTGTGCTGATATACATGCAATAAATAGCATCAGTGAGTATTATCACCAAAGTGCCGTTTGTTTAGTTACAGAAACTTGGGCAGAAGGTAGAAAGTTATTTATAAGTGATGCAGTGCTTGCTCCTATACTACACCGCACTCCATTTTTATTAATTGGGTGCAGAGGAAGTCTGTCATTTTTACGAAGCAAAGGATTTAAAACATCTGGTGATATCATAGATGAAAGATATGATGACATCGAAGATGATGCAGAGCGATGGGACGCTGTATTAACGCAAGTTGAGAAACTAGGAAAAGAACAAACAATTTTTTCTATTAAAGAACAATTAAGAGAAGCATTAGATTATAATTTAAATCATATGTTTGACATTGCACCACAAGAAGAACAATTGTTTGAAACATTTTTGAGAGGATTAGTATGATTTTAATAACTGGAGCAAATGGCTTCATCGGAAAACGATTGCGCGAATACGTGAAATGCATTACTGTTGATTATGATAACTGTGATTATAATGGTAACTTAAACGACATAGACTTTGTCAACACGTTACCTGACGTTGACACCATTATACACTTAGCGGCTTTCAATAGCACAAAGAACTTTTATAGCACACCATTTAGTGTCATAGATAGTATAGTGACTCCCACAATGAACTTACTCAAGCGTTATCCTACTGCGCACTTTGTGTATGCTAGTAGCAGTGAAGGATACGCTAGTACAGTCAATCAAGGATGGGCTACCATACCAACACCAGAAGCAGTTGCACTCACGATAGAAGACATTCAGAATCCTCGCTGGTGTTATGCTAGTGGTAAGATCGCAATGGAGAGTGCAGTTATTAGCAATAGCATTGAGAACAATAGCACGTATACTATCATACGCTTTCATAACATTTACGGACCTGGGCAATTGAATCATTTTATTCCTGAATTCGTAGATCGTCTAAAGCAGGGCGATAGTGTTCTATACGGACATAGTGATACAAGAAGTTTCTGTTTCATAGATGATGCATGTGAACTTATTAAGAGAGTGTGCAATACAGAGAACGAGATAATCAACATTGGTTCAGATGTAGAAACAACTATACTAGATGTGGCACATCAAATAATGGAATTGATGAATATAGATCACACCACACTCAGACTAGAAGATGGACAAGAAGGTAGTACGCCTCGCAGAGTACCGGACATTACTAAGTTGCGCGGACTAGTACCGAATTTTGAATACGTTAGTCTAAAAGACGGTTTGGAAAAATGTCTATAGAATGAAAATATACTGGAGCAATGGACAAGTCGCCAATATAGAATTAATCAAAAATGATTTCGTTGAATACTGGCATAGTATTGCTGCTCCATTAGAGTCTGCTAATACGCGCATTGAAACATGGCATTGGCATGAGATACCGAATAAGAATGTACCAGATGCACATGATCATGTTATTAGAAATATAGAGATTGAAAAATTCAATAATAATGTAGATGCGTTAGCGACACAACATGATATACAGTTCCCAGGAAAGATGTATGCTGATCAACCACAGATATTCTTAAATAAAATACATCACTTCATCACACATGGTGCGTTTACCCAATCATGGTGGGATCTACCAAATGCAAGTATATCTGATATGGTGAGTGCAAAATATGCGCATTGGAGAGAATACAACTGGGACAATCATCACGGGAGTCATGATTTTGATTTGACCAATAAAGATTCTCAGGAAGTTCTTAGAATATTATTTGAAATGAACTGTGAAATACATGAGTATGAAGAAACAATTATCTCGCCTAGGAAACAGGAATTACTAGATTGGGGATTTAAGCAAAGCGATGGAGATCATATTATACAACGTTGGAGGAATACCGACAATGATTTACGAATGTTCGACACTTATCAGATCGACAATGAGTATAGAAAATATTGTACATTTGATACTGATCCAGATATATGGTTGCCGTTTAGTGTATTAGGTAAAGAATATTTTACTTGCTGGATGGACATGGATAATCCACTGCCATTTGATATTACAAATATTGATCAGCATGCTCATATAGGATTGGAGTGGCAACCAAATAGTTTCACTCTACAAGTACTAGGACATAATAATTTCAAACAATACTTATCTGATCACCATGTGCCACACGATGAACGCATAATAGGGAAAATACCATTGGGATACTGTACAAACAAGCATGAATTGGATTTAGACGAAATCAGTCGTAGTTCTATCACTCATATAGATATGTAACTAATTAACTACCACTATAATAATCATAAATATATATATGCAAATATATATAACTGATAGTACCAAAACAACAAACCAATTAACTAAGAATGTATCACTAGTAGGCGAAGGTGGAAAGGCAATTACTGCCTTTTTAACAAAAGAGCATATAACTCATACACGTCCTGATACTTTCTATTACTACTATGTATATGCAGACAATGCCACATTTCTATTGTTAGATGTAATAGGAAATGACGGAATTTCTGAACAACTATACGTACCAACAGAAGTAGCCAATGATGTTAGAACAGGACGTTGTAAAATTATACTAGATCATTCGCTTGAAGGATTTCCATCTAGGTATTATAATTCAATTAATTTTCAAAAATTCTTAGGAGAGTTCGCAGATAATACTATTTACTTATCTGGTGACTATATAAGAGGTACTGAACAATTTGTAGATACACAGTATTCTAATTATTGGGAGTTATTATGTTCAAAAATGACGACACGTAATACAGTAATGCATTCATACACAGATGCAAAGATTAATATAACCTCTCCTACTAAATTTAAAGCAATATGTAAAAATAGATTAACACGTCCACATCGGATAGAGATTGTTAAACGCATAAATGATTTAAATTTGCAACACGATATTAACTATAGTTTTGGAATAGTACCACACCACGGCACAGGTTTGAATTTTACATTACTAGGTCTTACTCGTGTTATTAATAAAACTGCACGAATATGGAATCATGATGTAAATGAACTGACCGCATGGGTGATAAGACACGGAGAAAAACATTTATTCCATGAGTACGTTAACCTAGCAGAGAACCAAGCACGCACTGTTACTGATGAATTACTAAATGCACACTTGGATTCGTACTTTGAAATGATTGTCGAAACAAACTACACAGAACATACTATATTTCATAGTGAAAAAACATTTAAATCAATATCGTGGTTACAGCCATTTGTGATGTTCGCAGAACGATATAGTGTACAGGCGCTGCGTGAAATGGGATATGATGTATTTGATGATTTCATAGATCATAGTTATGATAGCATTGCTGATCCTATAGAACGAATGACAGCAACGTTTCTAGAAGTCACTAGGTTGTGTGATATTAGCCATGATGATTGGTTGAAAATATATACACAGATTACAGATAGATTGGTCAACAATAGGAAACACTTGCTTACATGTGAAGAAAGATCAACTGTATTACTTAACATAAAAAACAATGGAGAATCATGTTAACAAAGGAAGAAACATTAAAAAAATGGGTATGCACTAAACCTTGGAACTACTTAGATGTTAATCACTTTGGGTCATACATGTGTTGTCCAAGTTGGCTACCAACAAGTATTGATGATGTTGGTACAGGAAATCAAGTATCTATTACCGAAGGTTGGTTTGGCGAAACAGCAGAACAGATTCGTGCAAGTGTACTAGATGGTAGTTTTAGTTATTGCGATCACACATTGTGTCCCGATATAAGCGAAGTATTAGCAGGACGTACAACTGAAAGTTATAACTTTAAATTAAAAGAAAACTTCCAGCCGCCCAAAGTTCCCATGGTAGAAACTATACTGTATGGACAAGACAGAAGTTGCAACATGAAATGTCCTAGTTGTAGACATGATGTTATACCAAACGACAATGTAAACAGTGATACTCATAAGAAAAAACAATCAGTACAAGATGAGATTGAAGATACATTTGGTAGTAGCATTAAACAAATAATGCTAACTGGCTCCGGCGATCCCATTTATAGTAAAATATATAGAGACTTCCTAATTAATTTTAATGCTTTAAAATATCCAAATATAAATGATATTCAGATAGTCACAAACGGTGTATTACTTAATGAGAAAATGTGGAATAGTTTTAACTGCCAACAATATATTAAAACGCTTGATATAAGTTTAGATGCTGGCACAAAAGATACTTATGAAAACGTTACAAGACTGGGCGGGATATGGGAATCTTTAATTAACAATATTAAATTCCTAGTCAACTTAAAGGATATGAAGCGTCATTTTATTTTTAGTTATGTAGTGAGTGAGTATAATTTTAAAGAAATGATACAAGCAATGGAAATAATTGATGACATTACGAAAGATATGATAGGAACTTTTATTATTAATTTTAGACAACATGTATATTGGGAAACAGGTGCATTCACACAAGAGCGTGTAACTGCTATTAGTGTATTTGATCCGTTGCACTTGCAACACAACGAATTTTTAGAACAACTAGACATTATAAACGCACATCAACATGTGTCGCATAATTTCCATCATTTATTAAAGGAAGTATAGTATGACACTATTAACAAGCAACCACATGATAGGTAAGCAACCAACACAATTAATTAAACCTGACAAGGTAAACTTAATAATGATTATATGTAATCATTGTCCCTATGTACTGTTTAGGATGCCTGCTATTAGTCAGATCGTCAAAGACTACAAAGATCAAGTAAACATTGTAGCAGTGAACAGCAATGACGCAAGTCCAACAACAGATGATAGCAGTATGGAAGATGCTCCAGAATTAATGCCAGCATTTATAGAACGATGGGATTTGCAATGTGATTATGTATTTGATGAAGATCAAAGTATTGCACGCGAGTATGATGCAGTATGTACACCAGAGTTTTATATAGTCAATGAAGAAGGCGTGATTGTATACCACGGAGAATTAGATCCTAGTCATACCTCTAATAGACTAATGCCGACGGGCAGTAGTGTTAGGCATGCACTAGACTTGACATTGGTTGGTAAACCGATTAACTGGAAACCTACTCCAAGTTTTGGTTGTAGTGTTAAGTGGAAGTAGTAACATGAATAAGATATGCACACATGCATGGAAAGGTTTACATATAACTCCTAGTAGTGACGTTACCATGTGTTGCAAACAAAAAAGACAACTACCGTATCATACCGACTTGGTATCTAGAGACAACCGTATACACGATATACGACACAGTGAAAACTGGAATAAAGTAAGACAGAGTATGCTAGACGGCGAAGAACACGACAGTTGTAAAATGTGTTGGGACGATGAAAAAGATGGTATCACGAGTCTACGTCAAAATTCTAATAAATCTCACAGTGATTATTACGCAGAAATTCTTAACAATAACAGCGCAGAACTTATCGATGACCGATTAGGCATAGTTGATATTAGGCAGTCTAATATATGTAACATGAAATGTTTAAGTTGCTCGCCTAGGTTTAGCAGTCTATGGAATTTAGAATCATTAAAACACGATACTAAATTTACTCAACACTTGCCCGGAACTAATGTAAAGAACAACGGTGTATTAGAAGTAAACACGGATTACATTAGCGATGATATTATGGAAAATATACCATATATTAACGAGTTTTATTTTGCTGGCGGTGAGCCAATGCTTAATAAAATACATTGGGATATTCTCGAAGAACTAGATAGACTAGGCAGATATGATGTGAAAATTGTATACAACACAAACCTATTAAAACTAGAGTATAAAGGCAAACACATTTTTGATTATTGGGATAAATTCACAAATTGGCACGCCGGCATCAGCATTGATGCAATTGGTGCAAGGGGCGAATATGTAAGAACTGGCACAAAATGGGATATATTAGATCACAATATTTCACTTGCATCTAAATATTACAAAGATAAAATAAACCTTGATGTTACTGTAAGTGCGCTAAATTTAGGAGGACTGGTTGATGTATTAGAATACACTAAGTCAAAGTCTATTGACAAAATTGTATTCACTAATTTTGTATACATGCCACAATGGATGAATACATATAATTTGCCATTGCACTATAGACAACAAATAGTAAACGATATACAACAATTTATTGATCAGCAGACAAACTCTGAGTTTCTCAGATTTTTAAATAATAGTTTTAGCAACTTCAAAATAAAAATGAACCAAAGCCAGAGATTTGATCTCAATGAAGAGTATGGATTTAAAGAGTTTATCAAAACGCATGATAAAATAAGAGGCACCAATATATTTGAGAGTTGTCCAGAATTTATCGACTTATGGGATGATATTAAATGAATATAGGCATAATTGGAAGCGAAGGTATCGTAGGATCAGCATTGCGTGCTGGATTTAATCGTCTGGGATTCTCGGTGACTAGTTACGACATACTACTTAATCAGCCTATATCAAACATGTTATACACTGAAATAGTATACATATGTGTCCCAACACCATCGCACGAAGACGGTAGTTGCAATACAGATATAGTAGAATCAGTTGTAGATGATTTGTATAAACTAGAATACAAGGGTGTCATCGCAATAAAAAGCACTGTGGGACCTGGAACAACACAGCGTCTTATAGATAAACACAATGATCAGATAGTATTTGTACCAGAATTTCTCAAAGAACGCAGTGCAGAATACGACTTCGTATTCAATCATCGCTTACTATTAGTAGGTACACATAATGTTAATCACTATTATCTAGTGCAGTGTACGCACGGACAGTATCCACAAGACTCTATGAGAGTAACACCAGTTGAAGCAGAGATGATGAAGTACTATTGGAATACATTCAACGCTACTCGCATAACCTTTGCTAATGTATTCTATGAGATATGTCAAGCGAACGGGGCAGAGTATGATCGAGTTAAAGAAGCATTCCTACGAAGCAGTGACATGCCAGACGAATACCTAGACGTTAAGCCTGAGTTACGAGGATACGGCGGTGCATGTTTACCAAAAGATGTTAAGGCAACACAGCGACTATGTGATCAACATAGTCTACCATTAAAGTTCTTTGAAGCAATAGATGAGACTAATGATCTATTCCACGCCACTGTGTTTGATGGCATGAGGAAATGAAATTAAGGTTGGCATTGTCGAATGGTGAATATTTATATATTGATCTGGTTGACGATGATTGGATACATCAATGGGCAAAAAAGATCACAACATTAGAATTAGATATCACGGAGCATGTAGCACTTGGGTCTATTTGTAATACAGACCACAATGTACTATTCGATTGTATCGATAACTTTATATGCGTACTCAACGAAGAACTTTCTAATTTAGGAATAACCGTACCAGATTTTTTGCCAACTGCAATAGATCTCAAAAAATTAGATTCACGTGATATACAAATGCATTTAAATCGTATTCATCGCTGGCTTGTTTTTATGATGTTTAGAAAATCTTATATAGTAAATAACCAAGATTATATACCCAATAATATTAATGAACTATTTGAAACACAATATGATAATATGATGACTACGTTATTAAAGTTAAATCAATTAGTACATGCAATTGAAAGCAATTACACTAGTCCTGGGACAGACACATTCCCTGGCAATCAACATCAACATCCATATTGGGATCAAGCATTTAAGGGCGATGATGTAATTTCATTAGCAGCAGATGCGCCACTTGAGCGCATGTTATCTACAAACAATCATGATGTGTGGTTAGCAAAGCGAATACTAGGCAAAGACTTTAGAGAATGCTGGCTTGACAATGATGATCCGTCATACGAAGATATTACCAATATAGGTGAGATATTGCATTATGCATTTGAAGTTGACCCACTTAATAATTTAGATGACTTCTACAACAGTGAGCAATTCGCTTCATGGATGAAGCAGTACGGACGTGATATAAATAATATAGGAAGAATACCAATTGGAAATATTATAGACATGCCAGATAATATATATGAAATAATGCAATGTTGCACCATAGAAAAGATAGAGATAATATGAATGTAGTAACAGTAATGAAACCAGATGTATTCACTGACTCAAGAGGAACTATACAAAGTTTCTATCCAGACGAGAACATAGTCGAATACAATCTAATGATCACAAAGAAAGATGATGAACGTGGATACCATTATCATCCTCACTTCATAGAGTACATGCTAGTAGTAGAAGGCGAGTGCTTGTTTAAAGAATATAGCGATGAGGTATACGAAACTGTTTTAACAGTAGGTGACAGTATTAGAATACCAAAGCACACACCTCATACATTTGTGGCACTCACAGACTTCAAGTTTGTTAGTATGCTTACACAACGATGGAACGACAGCCATCCTCCAATAATAAAGGTAGACAAAAATGGAAAGTCCATTTAGATTCGTACACAAATTTGAAGAGCAGATTGCAGAATACACCGGCGCTAAGTATGCTATAGCAACCGACTGTTGTACTCATGCATTGTTCCTCAGTCTGTATTACTATAAACAACAGAGCGATATCACCACTGTGACATTGCCAAAGAACACCTATATCAGTGTGGCAATGCAATGCAAGCATCTAGGATTAGATGTAGAGTTTGTTGACAAAGAGTGGAAAGGATGCTATACTATAGGGAATACCAATGTAGTTGATGCTGCTCCTAGACTTAGGAGAGGTCAGTATGAACCTGGCACAAATACATGTCTAAGTTTTCAGTTTAAGAAGATACTCAGCACAGTACGAGGAGGCATGATACTCACTAACGACATAGACTTCTACAACTGGGCACAACGTGCTACACATGATGGTAGAGATATGAGTGTACCATATGAACAAGACAACATTACATTCGCTGGTTGGCATTACTTTATGACACCAGAGACAGCACAAATGGGATTAGCAAAACTACGTTACCTGCCAGACTACAATGAAGATTGTGCAGGTAGTGAAACTTATCCAGATATAAGTTATACAACGGATTTTAAATAATGACCACTGGAATTATAAACGGCACACCTATACATGACGATAATAAAATGTATATACATGCTAGAACAAAATTCACACAAATTTATGCAGTTGATATGGCAACACATGGTATACATGTTGATTACGAACATGAGATAGAAGATATAGCAATTCGTTTCGTAGAATTTACTAAAAAAAATAAGTTCGTGAATCAGGTTATATCACAGAACGGATTAGTTCAAAGCAAATATCCAGTACGAGATCATCTTGAAATATTTAACATACATACTGACTTTCAAATAAGTCCAGTAACAATACCCAACCTTATTCTAGTATTTGGTATTCATACTGAGATGTGTGTGTTAGATCACGCAGAGGCTATTAAACAACGTTTCCCAAACACACAAGTACTAATACTAAGTGACTTTTGTGCATCAAAACACGAGGGTGGATATGCATTATTTAATTACTGCCTGCGATCTAGGCGTATAGATTTTGTAGATTCTAGTAAGATGGTAATAATAAACGAAGATTACGATTTATAAAGGATTAAAATGAGACAAGTAAAGAAAGTAGATGAATGTCGCAGTTGCGGCACTGATAGTATGAATACCGTATTTGACATAGGCGATCTAAAGATCAATGCGTTCACAGTAGAACCAAATACAGATGTAGGAAATGCCCCACTTACATTGGTGCATTGTCACGTATGTGATTTAATACAACTAGACCACACTGTACGAGAACAAGAACTATACGAAAACTATTGGTACTTGTCAAGGCTCAATCAAAAGATCGTAGATAACTTGAGCAACATAGTAGATGACATCGCCAACGAAGTAGGACTAAACAAAGACGACATAGTATTAGACATCGGTGCTAACGATGGTACACTGCTAAGTAATTACGACAGTAAAAAAGTCACACGAGTAGGATGTGATCCCGCAAAGAATATACATCTTGATTTAGTAAAGCATACAGATATCATGATAGGTGACTTCTTCAACTACGATAATTGGGTGTCGCGCGTAGGTATAAAAACCGCACGCGCTATCACTACCGTTGCTATGTTCTATGACTTAGATGATCCCAATAGTTTCGTACAAGACATTAAGAAAGTATTAGCGACTGATGGTGTATGGTTATGTCAATTAATGACAGCAGAACCTATGTTAGCAAGCAACGATCTAGGCAACGTGATACATGAGCATATAGAGTATTATAGTTTCAAGAGCCTTGTTGTATTAATGGAACGTCACGGACTAGAGATATACAAAGTACTAGAGAATGATATCAATGGCGGCAGTTATCAACTATACATTAGACATTACACAACTGGTAGCATTGAATACGCAGAAGATATTACACCAGAACGCATCTCTAAGTGGGCAGGTAATATTGCACAAAACAGAGATGATACAGTAGACTTTCTGCGTAAAGTAGTTAACGAAGGTAAGCGCGTATACATCATGGGTGCTAGTACCAAAGGCAATACCATCATGCAGTATTACGGATTAGACAGTGAACTAATCGCCGGAGCAGCAGAGATACATCCTGATAAGATAGGTAAGTATCTAGTAGGTAGTAGTATACCTATTGTACATGAGGATGATGCAAAGATAGATGCTGATTACTTCTTAGTGTTCCCATTCCACTTCAAAGACTTATTCGTTAATCGTATCATGAAAGATTGGATAGCAGATGGTGGTAAGTTAATATTCTGTACACCACAGTTTGAGGTAATAGGTTAATGAACATAGGATTTATAGGAACTGGCAAACTTGGAATGCCCTGCGCAGAAGCAATCGCCAAGAAAGGACATGACGTAACTGGCTACGATGTCGCAAATCATACAAGTGAGTTTGTTGAAATGCATAGTACTATCGCAGATGCAGTACACAACAGAGACATTGTATTTGTTGCAGTACCCACGCCTCATGATAGTGAATACGATGGTCGCGCACCAACTGCACATTTAACACCAAAGGACTTTAGATACGATATTGTATCTAGCGTGTTAGAAGAAGCAAATAAACATATGACAAAGAATCAATTATTGGTTCTCATTAGTACGGTACTGCCTGGAACTGTTCGTAAACAATTCGTAGACCTTGTACCCAACACGCGTTTCATATATAACCCTTACTTAATTGCAATGGGAAGTGTCGCATGGGACATGGTTAATCCAGAAATGGTTATGATCGGCACAGCAGATGGAAGCACTACTGGTGATGCAAGTATGCTAGTTGACTTCTACAAGACTATTATGGAAAATGATCCTCGCTATGAGATCGGTACATGGGATGAATGCGAATGCATAAAAGTGTTTTACAATACATTCATTAGTGCCAAGATAGGTCTTGTCAACATGATACAAGATGTGGCACAAAAACAAGGTAACATTAATGTAGATGTAGTAACTAATGCACTTGCTGCAAGTACTATGCGTATCATGGGTCCCCAATATATGAAGGCTGGCATGGGAGATGGCGGTGGGTGTCATCCACGCGACAATATCGCACTACGTTATATGGCAGACGAATTAAACTTAGGATATGATCTATTTGACAGTATAATGGCTGCAAGAGAAATACAGGCGAAGAACATTGCGTTGGAATTAGTGAAATATGCAGAGCAAGAAAAGATGCAAATTGTCATACATGGCAAGGCGTACAAGCCCAACGTAGAGTATTGTGATGGTAGTTATAGTTTACTGATTGGACATTACTGTATAGAGGCTGGACATCAACCAGTGTATGTAGATCCGTTAACATGCGATGAATATAATCCAATTCAACCATGCGTGTTCTTATTGGCACATAGTGCTAGTACTACATATCAATATACTGGTGAAAATATTATAGATGTATTATATTGTGATGTACCAAATGGTAGTATCATAATTGATCCATGGCGTTCATATGTTAATAAAGATTGTAAGGTAATACACTATGGGAACACTAGAAATGAAAGGTAGAATATTTACATTTGGTTGCAGTTTTACACACTATCATTGGCACACTTGGGCAGATATAATAAATTTTGATTTAGATAATGAATTTCAGAATTGGGGCGTAAGTGGTATTGGCAATGTTTCTATATTGCACAAGATGCTTGAGTGTGACCTAAAACATAAGTTCAATTCTAATGATATTATATTAGTAAATTGGAGTTCGTGGCATAGAGAAGATAGAATATCAATTGGCGGGAACTGGATGTGTGGTGGGAACATTTTTAATAATCCTACCTTTGACAAATCATTTATTGATACGTATTGGAATGAACACAATGATATTGTAAAAAATACATCTGCTATAATAATGGCAAACAAAATGTTTAATATAAATTTTCAGAGTCACATGACAGACTTTGATACTTATAAAGATATATCAGATAATTATAAATATCTTTTTGATAACTTACCTAATACAGTTATTTTTGATATTACTAATAATTCTAAGTTTAATAACAAAACATGGGATGCTCATCCAGATGTTATATGTCATCTCAATCACGTTAGTACAATATACAATAGTCTTGACTTAACAATAAATCCAGCAACCGTTGATCATTTTAATAAATTACAAGAATATATAGTAACTGAATTAACCGACGCTGGCATTAATATGTCGTGGGATGAAAAAAGCAAATTCTTTATAGAACTATTAGGTCGCAACAGCACTTTTTAAGCATTTCTAGCCTCACTGTAATATATCTGACTGGGAGAATGGTTTATCAGTTGTCCATGACACCATGTTATTCTCAAAGGCTTCAATGCTATTATATGGATTTATCATATCCCCGAACTCTCTAACGAGAGTATACCCTATCGAACGAGTCGGTGTCCCCGTCCAGGTCCCATTGGCGTTCCCATGTTTGTCAAAGCAAGGATAATTAGCAACTGGAATGTTTGATTTCCTAGTGATTAATCCAAGTCCCTCATGTCCGCCACGATTATTTCTATCTGGATAAATGTGTGTTTTTTTATTAGTTGCGAATTGCTGATCATTAGTGAGCAATAGTGAATTAGATGCGACCAAATCCATTGTCATGCTACTGCCAAAGAAGAATATATCGTTCCATGCTACTTTTGGTGCATATGTGTTCTTGCGTCTTATATCTACTCTGGGTGTAAACATCCACGAGTCTCCTTCATTTCCAAATATATCAAATTTTGTATTTATGAATTCCGTATTGTGCCACTCAATGTAATGATCTAGGTAGGTTGACATATTAGGGTGGAATAATACATCGTATCTAGTTACAAATACTACGTCATATTGCATATCATTATTAACTTCGTAGTTACTCTTCAACATGATTGATTCACATATTTGACTAAACAGTAGTGGACCACTGCTCTCAAAGCCCCTACGAAGATCGACCTCGTACTCAACGATTAGGGTGTCTTTGGGATTATACATTGATAACATGTCGGTTAGATATTCAGTATCTATCTTGGTGATGTCATCCCTTGATCTGTTATACTTAGTCTGATAATAATTATCATAATCCTTTGAAGCGCAAAAGAAATCTACATTAACGCCTTTGGTATTCTTGAAGAATTCTAGTGTATTAGGAGCGCAAAATTCTCCAGTACCGAATCGTCCATACAAGCAAACTGCTATGTTCCTTATATCATTCATTTATTTACCTTTAAAAAATCTGATTGTCTCACAGTAATATTCTGGTACTCAAGTATTCTACTTAGAAAAAAGATCTGATTCTGTTGATCCAACATTGTGGTTGTTATCTCACGCCAATTACTCATGAGTCTAAAGAACACACTATATTCGCAGACAAAATTATCAAAGCATCTTCCCTGGATCTCATTCCTGATAAGATCTCGTTCTGTCAGTTGTTCGAAATAGATAACATCATAGTCTACCTCTAGTTCAGATACTATGTTCATATCAACCAGATCAGTGTTACATGTTCCGTACACTGTAACATTGCGTGCTGACAGTCTATCGTAACCATGTTGTTCATATAACTTAACAGCATTAACCCAATGCTTTTTAAAAATGTCACATACGGCAGCATTGCCAGTTAGTGTAGTATCTGGTGTTATATTAGAATATATTATCATACTCATATTTATTCTAGAATAAATACATACTATAGAGGAAGTAACTATGAAACTAATAATGCCTATGGCGGGTATGGGCAGTCGCTTTGAAGAAAAAATTAAACCATTAGTCGATGTTAATGGTGTACCTATGTTCGTTAATAGCGAGAGATGTCTAAAGATGGAATTCGACGAATATATCTTCATCACTCGTATAGAACATAATCTAAAAGAAATAATACATCAGTACTATCCAAATGCTCATGTAATCGAAATAGACTATACCACAGAAGGTACAGCATGTAGTGTAAAGTTAGCACAAGAACACTTCAAAGATGGTAGTAGCATACTAATAAGTAATTGCGATCAACACATAGAATGGTCTGGTACAATACCAACAGACGCTGATGTTGCTGTAGCAGTCTTTCACGATCCAGAGAAAAACCCCAAATGGTCTTTTGCTGAACTAGAAAATGATCGTGTACTCAGAGTAGCAGAGAAAGATCCTATCAGTCATTGGGCTACTGCTGGATGGTATTACTGGAAAGATGGTAGAGACTATATCAGTGCAGCAGATGCAATGATTGCAGCAGACGATAGAGTAAACAATGAATTCTATACATGTCCTGTTATCAACTATAGCATACTAGAAGGTAAGCATGTAGAATCATTTGAAGTAGACTCTATGCAAGGTACTGGAACACCAGAAGACTTAGCACAGTATCTCGCAAATGGCGGCGCGAGAAAAACAGAAAAATAGTTTCGCTGGCGAAACTATTAGCGACGAAGTCGCTGCTATTTTTTTTTTGTAATTTTTTTTTAGCGGCTACATAATTATTCTTTAAGTTTTACACAGCGGCTCATAATTACTTAGCGACCATGTCGCTGCGAAATTTTTTTAGAGTTAACTACAATGTTATTATAATAGTCCCATACTATATCTCCTACAGCGCGGAAGACATTTATTCACCGTAGGAGATAAATATACTTATGATCAAACCCCTTATAATATTAGACTTCGACGGTACATTAGTAGACTGTAAAGAACTACATCAAGTCGGCTTTAGACAAGCAGTATTAACACAATGTCCTGACGCACTATACTTAGACGATGAAGTAGAAGGTCTACCCACCACCGCTAAGATATCTTATCTACAAGCGAAAGGACTCCCCATTGATAACCATATCAATTATCTGAAACAGTTACATACCGTAGCACACATGGATAAGTATATCGTATACAACAGTGACCTACATGCTGTACTGAGTGCATTGTGTGTAGAGTATACCGTGTCGCTGGCATCAAATGGTAGAAAGGAATTCATTGATAGAGCGTTAGAGATACTAGACTTAACAATGTTTCACTCTATATACACACCTAATGATGGTCCTAGTAAACCTGATATATGGATGTTTAAACAATGTATGATAGAGGCTAACAGTAGTCCTAACAGTACAACCATAGTAGAAGACTCCCCAATGGGTATACAGTGTGCGATAAGTACTGGTGCTACCGTAGTAACTGTAACGTGTCAAGCAGACACTATAGTATACCTACAGTCGTTATTACCATAATAATTATAGCGACAGTAACTACAATCTTTTTTGTATGATTCGGCTTAGGTAGTGGGATAGGTACTTCCATATCACCGTAACCAGATTCCCAATCCCAGTGTGCTTTGGATTTAATCATATGAGGATGTTGTATCCTAGTCCTACGATCTTCTTCCTTTTGCTCATCGGTTAGTTTATGTTTAGTTACCATACTATTAGTTTGTGCCATAGTATTGCTAGTGAG